TATTATCATCTATTTGAGATTCATAAATTTTTCCGTAATAGATAACCTTATCACCTGAGTTGTAAGTCGTAAATGGCGCCCATTCTTTATATGTCTTATATGTTCTAACTGTTATATCAAAGTAATCTGGTAATTCAATATTATATCCATTAAATGGTTTAGGTGGTGTCACTAATCCAGTTGGGTTTTTATCAGAACCTACGCCTGGTAAAATAGAATAGAAATCCAACACACAGTTATAAACAGTGGATCCACTATTTACCGGCATTAAGTAAGCCTCATTTAATTTAAATGAAATAGGACTCATATTTTGTCTTATGTTGAATATCTGAGTATCATAAGAAGTATGAACTATTTGATTTTCATTTTTGAAATAAGCTCTACCTGTTATGTCTAGTATTTTATGTGTTAAAGGTATAATATTTCTCTTTAACCAGTATTTTAAGCCTTGTAGCTTTATTATAACTTCGTCTATACTATAGTTTAAAGTTATGTTTCCTTCTTTGTCTGTAATGTTGTATGTTAAGTTAAACATATTAGTTTCCTCGTAATCATCATTTGGAAAATTATTAGTTATAAAGTCACTTTCTGTCCATCCTTCCACCGTGTTGTCGAATATATCTGGAATCTCCAATTTGAATAATTTCAAGAACTTTTCAGACTGAGGGTTTATGTTTTTATAGTATTCATTTAATTGAAGGTCGTTATATCCAAAGAAGTTGATAGCGTTGATAATAGACTTATAAGCTCCGATATATGGATATATCAAGTGCTTCATCATTAACATTTCTTTTCTTTTCTTGTTTAGATATTTCCAATCTATACCACCTTCTAATATATCATAATCTTTGAATATAAATACTTCATTAGGCGCTATTAATTTACCTACGTTACCAAGTTCTGTCTTGAATCGTATGTCTTCTATTTCTGTTTGACCATATACTTTAAATCTACCAATCTCTCTATCAATTACTTTAATATCAAATTTACAATATGTTGTATCACCTGATTTTGGGTAGTCACTTATAACTGTATTTTCTAAAAATAAGTAGTCATCACTCTTTAGGAAATCTACAATTAGTGTTTTATAGAAAACATCTCTTATTTTAACAACTGTTCCGTTATTACTTGATAAAAATTGATTCTTTTTATTTGATGTGTCTTTTATATACAAAGCTATCAGCTGACCAGATTTCAAGCCTTTTTCTGTAAAGTGCTGAGATGAGTTAGAATTAATTTGAATTAACCCCCTCTTATTAGATGTGTCTTGGTCTAACGTTTCAAATGAAATTGAAGTGTTGTTTGTAGATGTTGATTCAAATGTTAAAGATATATCTTCTTTTTTATAAAGTTGAAGTGTTGTCTTAATTGCACCTTCTTCTTCCGCCTTAAATCCAAGAAATACTTCTAATGCTTCTGGTGCGGTCGATATATCAGTGTCATCGTCTATATAACTTAAAGGATAATAAACCTCATCAAAAATAGTTTGTTGATATTCAGGTAAGCTACATTTAGTTAAATCTTTATTTGCGTTTTTATTAAGTATAGCAGTTGTTAAAGGTTTTGGACCTGTATAAGCATATGAGCCAGTTATTGGTAACTGAGTTCCTGAAAAATCATATAAGAAGAATTCAGGGGAAATATCCGAGTACCAACTCCAGTAGTATTCAACTTGAACATCACCTTGGAAGTTTTCTCTAGGTCTTCTTAAATACTCTTTAGATTTCAACCATAAATCTACATGTGGTTTATAGTCGGGATCTAAAGTACCGTATTGATTATCTTCTGAAATTTGATTATTTCCGGTTGTTGGTGTAATCGTGCCGTTTAGTGTAACCTCAACCTCTATAATAGAATTTATACTTGGTTGTATAGTCCAAACTGAATTCCTTTCAGGATTATAAACAATTCTTTCAGTACCTGCTGACATTGGTATGTTTTTAATAACAGTCCCAGTTACTGGGTTTATAACAAGTACGGAGTTACTAAACAATGATGACATATAGATACTACCATCATATTGGTTTAATGCTAAATATCCATAGTTACCGATTGATGTGTTGAAACTAACGGTGTTATTGTTTAAATTTAATCCTCTGAATAGAGTAGATGAGTCTGATATATTCATCTCACCGGTTAAGTTATTAAATATAATATCATCAAATGTTCCGGTAGATATTGATGTTATAGAATATGTCACACCGTTGTCAATTTTATATAGATTGTTATTACCAAATACATAAATTGACTCATTTACTGGTTCATAGAACATAGAACCTGTAGCACCAGGAACACCATAAGATGTTTGAACATCTCTTGTTGATCCATTTACTCTAACAACTGTATTTGTAGCTGAATTTGTAATTATATACATATCAGACTCAAATACATTAAATGTCATTTTACCGATTGATGTTGCGTCATTAGGGAAATTTAATGAAGAAGATGTTAAGTTAGTTGAAACTATATTATTTGAATTTCTTATCTCAACTTTTGCTAAGTTTTCAAAAGATATGTAGGTATCACCATTTACTGGATTTATCGCAACATCTTTAATTACATCTGTATATGACCAGTTATTAACAACTGTGTTTAGTAAAGGATCAACTACATATATTTTTTGTTTAGATACGCAGTATAGGTAGTTATTAAATGTATTAAATCTTAAAAGCTGACTTTGTGTATTTCCAACTAATGCTATATTGTTTATATATGTTCCACTATAAGCATCTAAAACAATTAGGTCATCACCTAATGCAAATATTGAGTTAGATAGTTGTACATATACTATATCTACTAAATTACTTGTACCGTTATACTGTTGTAGGTTGTATGTGTTAGTATTGTATATATTTGGGTTATAAGCCAAGCTAAACGCTGAGTTAAACTCGTCTTTATTAAATGGACCACCTACGCCTGATGATGTCGGTCCTACTATTATACCACAAGCTGTTTGACCAAAACCTACCTCAAATGCTAATGTTATAAAAGCTGACGAGTTACAAAGATTATCTGTTGTTCCCCAAAATGGTCCTTGATAACTTAGATTCATCACACCTGGGTCTAAGAATTGAATATTAAATTCAGTATTATTCCAAGTATGAAATGCATTATTAATTGAAAATGCCATTCCAGTTGCAAATCCGGCATCTTCGAATGAGTATGTCCCGGTAGCTGAGCCTGTTAGTTTAACCTCATTTGAGGTTATTAATACTCCGTGATTTCCTTTTATTTTTTTAGTAATAATGAAATCTTCTGTTCCAGGTAGATAACTCTTACCAGTTTTAACCGTGTATTCTAATCTTCTGTCTAAGTGCTTTGTATCAATTTTTAATAAGTTATTTATACTTGATACTACTATACCAAAAGTCTCTAAGTATGATGCATGTTCATCTACCCAAGCTTGAATTGTTGATGGTATGTCTGGTGATTGTGGAGACGGACCAGCTAAGTATATAGTTGGTTGGTCATATGGTTCGTCATTTATAGTTATTGATAAGTAGCTACCTAAGTCATTGAATAAAATTCTTGAATGTTCAACATAAAAATTAGCGGTTGTTCCTACCTTAATATCATTGACAACCATATCTACGTTTGGGTATTCAGTTCTCAATCTTATAGAGTTGTAAAATGGTGATACAAATGAACCTATGTATTGTAGGTCTGCTATTATACCTAACTTTTGTAATAGTACATAGTTTCTTTTTAACCAGGCTCTAAGTGTTCTATCTATAGTTCTATCCATATCAGGAGCAGCACCACTATAAACCCAGGCTATTTCTTCTTCATAGACTTGTTTGTTTATTTTTATTTTAAATCCATACTCATCTAAATCGGTAAATACAATATTTACTGAGTGATTTGATGAAAAGTCATAGTTTAACTCTCTTGTTAAACTTTCAGAGACTTGTATAAGTCTTTCATTTGTTTCTTTTTTACTACCTATTGAGTAAGTTGGTCCTACGGAACCATTGTAGAAATTAACTTCAACATATTTACTTGGATACATTAGGTCAGCCTTCAATGTGTCACTTTCAAAATATAGTTCTACATTAAATGTGCTTAAATCACTTGAGTATTTTTGAGCAGCAGAGGCTAAAGTTACTTTACCACTTTGTGTGAAACCGTGTTGAAAGTATAATTTATCTGTTGTTAAATATAATTGACAGTTTGATAAAGATTCATTTGTTACATCTTCTTCAACGTCTATGTGTGTTAAAGTACTTGTCCAGTAAGTTGTATTTTCGGGAGTAACAAACTGAGTTGATTGTGCCGCAAAGCTCTGTGTATATGCTAATACACACTCATAAATCATGTTATTATATAAAACCTGTGATTGTGTTGCATAGAAAGTCTGCTGAGTATTTCCATAAAATGAAGGTATATTAGCTATTGTAAGAAAGTTTTGATTAGCATTTGAGCCAACTATTTTAAATTCTCTACCAGGTTTTAGTATTTTTGGTACTACACCACCAAACGTTAATCTATTTACAGCTGGTACTGACCAAGTTCCTTGTATATACTGAATTGTCAATGAACCATCATATATTTTAGGCAAGTCGGTTTTTGTAGATACTTCTATTATAATATCAGATGTACTTAAAGAAGATGTTGTATAGTATTCAAAGAACTTATTATCCGTTATTTCTTCCTCTTTAACAGTTACTATTTTATTATTACTTTTTGACTTTATGATATTTAACTTCTTATTCTTATAAAGTTTATCATAGAAGTTAGGCTCATTCCAAAATGATAAGTTATTATTATAACTTGTGTTTATGTAGTTATAAATACCTATTGCGTTGATTGCTGATAATGTCTTATTGATATATGTTAGTTCATCAGTATATTGTGTATAAAAATTAGTTTCAAATGTAGCATTATCAACTGAGCTTATAATCATTATTGCGCCTTTTTTAACCGCAACTACTGTATATGTTTGTAGTAAATTTGTAAATTCTAAAAATGTTTGGTCAAATCTTATTATTGTGCCAACTGGAAATTTAGTATCAAATGAGTCACCATATATCCATTTAGAATAAAAATTAGGGTCATTATTAATCGGCTCAATTGATGTTATTGATTGAGTTGAGTAATTACCGCCATAAAAGTCAAATCCATATTCATTGAATAATTGAAATTTATTTAATGTTAGCTCTCCAGGATATTCAAACTCAAAAGAAGGTATCTTTTCAAGAACGTATAATCCTACAGTCTTGAAAGTATCTGATGAATTTTCATGAAATATAATATCCCCTTCAAACCTATCATTTATATCACTATAATTAAAATTTAAATTGTCTCCTTCTTTATTGAAAAATAATAAGTTCTTATGATTTGACATCTACTGTTAATAACTTTTACATATATATTAATTTATACTTTCTTAGTAGATGATTTTAATATATATGATATGAAAATTAATGACTATAGTGAATTTATAAACGAGGAATTCTTTAAGAGAATATTTAATAATTCAAAGAAAAAGACTACCAAGGTATTAAATAGAGTGGATTCCTGTGTTGAGAATATATTAAATTTTTTAGCAGAGAATGATATCTATAATTGGGATAAATTTGTATCAATGTCCCCCTTTGATAGAAGTGTTATAGATAAACTAATAGATAGCGATGTTAAAAACATGAGTGAATTGAAAGAAGTCAGATTTAGATTAAAATTAGAATTAATGAACAGAAAACAGCTAATTGATCTAAAAAACGATTTAGAGCAAGAAGAGGAGTATGAAAAATGCGCACTTGTTGTTAAAAAAATGAATCAAAAATAAAAAAGAAACATATGAAACACATTAAAAAATTTAATGAAACCAAAAAAGAAGATAAGGTAAAAGATCAAGAAGTTCTTTTTAATGTTGAGGTTTTAGCGGACAAGGATGAAAAACCTTCGTTCAAAACTGATATAGAAGACCAAGAAAAGGTTCAAAAAGAGTTTGATAAACTAAAAGATAAGGTTGAAAAATTTGAAGCTTTTATTGATATTCATATAGATAACATTGAAAATGTTGAAGTTGAACACGAGTTTGGACATGATGATTCTGATGATGATTTTGATGCCGAGTATGAAGAAGATCCAGGTTGTGGATGTTGTCAAGATTGTACTGGACAGCCAGGATGTGATTGTGGTTGTCAAGATTGTAGCTGTGGTGAAGTTGAAGTTGAGGTTATTCCAGCTTCTCAATTTGTTTCTAATGTTGTTTCTGAGAGTTTAAAGTATCATTTACAAAATAATAAACCAATTACTGAAAATATTTATAGACCAGGTTCTGAAGCCTTCTTTGAAGTTATCAAAGAAGCAAGACAAATGTTTGATTTAGGAAAAATTCAACTGTGTGATATTGATAAAGATATTTTTGAATCAACTGAAATTGGTAAGTTTGGAATGTTCAAAGGTCAATTAGTTCCTTTAGATTTACCGATGGAAAGTGTTATTGATATAAATGAGGCTGAATATAAAGGTAAAGAAGTTAAGCTAAATTATCCTATGCGTGGCGGTTCTAAAAAGTACTATGTGTATGTTAAAAATCCTAAAACAGGTAAAGTTAAAAAAATTTCATTTGGTGATGTACACGGTGGCTTAACAGCTAAAGTAAGCGATCCTAAAGCAAGAAAAGCATTTGCAGCTAGACATAATTGCGATATGAAAAAAGATAAAACTAAAGCAGGGTATTGGGCGTGCAGAATTAACAAATTTGGACATCTCTGGAATGGCCAAACTTATCCAGGATACTGGTAGTTATTAGGGGGAAAGATTATTTTAATATATACATAAAAAATAATTTTTATGCAAATATATAAAATAACCAATCTAATAAACAACAAAATATATATTGGAAAAGATACAACTTCTGATCCTAATTACTTTGGTTCTGGATTACTTATAAACAGAGCCAAACAAAAATATGGACTATCAAAATTCATAAAAGAAATTATTGATGAAACAAATGATTATAATGAATTATCAGTGAAAGAAATTTACTGGATAAATTTTTATAAATCAAATGATAGGAGTATTGGATATAATATCTCAAGTGGTGGAGATGGTGGAGATACTTTATCAAACCATCCTGATTTAGAATTAATAAGAGAAAAAATATCCAATAATAGTAAAACCAAAGGTAAAACTTATGAAGAAGTATTTGGTATTGAAAATGCAAAGATATATAAAGATAAATTATCAAAATCAAATAAAAGAATTTTACTTGGTAAAACATTTGATGAATTATATGGTGTTGATGACTCAAAAAGGATAAAAGAAATTATTAGTCTTAATAGTAAGAAAAGTTGGACCAATGAGAGAAAACAAAAACACTCAGAAAACTCTAAATTAAATATACATAAGTCTTTATTATCAGAAAAATCCATAGAAAACAATAGAAAATATCTAGAAGAAAGATGGAATAAATGGAAATATGATGAGGAAAGCTTAATTAAAAAAATGATTAGTGATAATTCAATAAATGATTTAATTGAATATACTAAAAAAATACCAAATACCTTATTTAATAATAGAAAAGAGTTTTATAAATTTATTGGAAAAGATTTACAAAAAATAATAAAATATGAATTTATTAAAAGAAGAAAACCTAATTCATTGAATGAAGAAAATAAAGTTAAAATTTATATTGATGGTAAAGAGTATGAATCAATTACATATGCTGCTAAAGTTCTTGACATAGAAAGGTCTTTAATAAGATATAGATTAAAATCAAAAAATTATCCTGAGTATTTTTATATATAGAATATGAGATATTTAAGAAAATTTTATGAGAATAAAGAAACAAACACCTACAGGGTTGAAAAAGAACCTAGTAGAAATTCAATAACATGGTATAATGGTGATAAAAGATGTGGATTATTTGACTATTTTACTAATCATAAAAGAGAGAATGATACTGCTTATATAATGGGTTATATGAAAGATGATAAATCTGTTGATGGTTATCAATTTATTAAAATGTCAATTGATTATTTACTTAATAATGGAATGAAAGCTGTTGTATCAAGTGGTTGTAGATCACCACAAGCAGCTATTGTTTGGCGAAGATTAGCTAAGGAAGATAAGTATAATGTTGAAACTATTGAACGCAATTATTATCCTGGTTATATATCAGATAGACATAGTGAAAAAATAAATAAAATATGTTACCATTTCAAGAAACTAAATTAAGCGATAATGAATTTATAAGAGTATTCAGTCAAGATACTGATTCTGGTGAATTTATGTGGCATCGTGATAGAGAAGATAGAATAATTGAGTCTATTGGTGAGACAGATTGGATGATTCAAATTGATAATGAGTTACCTAAAAAGATTGAAGAAAAAGTATTTATACCAATGGGTGTTTATCATCGTGTTATAAAAGGAACAGGTGATTTGAAAATAAAATTAATAAAAACCCATCTTAAAAGATGGGTTTTTATTTAGTCAGCTTTGACTTTATAGTTTTCATTGTATATTCTAATGACTTCATCAAATTCATTTACTATTCCTGACTTGAATTTATCATTATCGTACTTTTGTTTTAGAATATACTCTTTTATATAGTCTTCATATTCTAACTGAACAGATATTTCCATTCCATTCTCATCTAGTTCTATCTCATTGGACTCGTTAACTTCCTCACCATCAACTAATTCCTTAGTTATATCATCAATATATTCAACTGATGCAAAGTTTCCTTTTTCTAACATAACTTCCAGCTTTCTACGAAGTTTTCTATTACTGATTAGTAAGTTGTTTGATATAGCTAAATCAATATAGTCTTTTGTATCTTTTAAATCATCTAGCTTATCAATATCTTCTTCAGAAACAACTCTAAATTTTCTAAAAACGGGTGAAACATTATTTGGAAAAAAATCTTCAGTGTCATTATCAGTGTCTATTACAAAAATTCCTTTTTGATCACCTGTGTCGTTTCTATCCATTTGAAAAATAGATCCTACAAATGTAAATTGTTTATTAGATTGGACTAGATGTATATGTCCAGACCTAACTTTTGAAAATGACTTAAAGTCATTTATATCTATCTTATCTGCATTTTTATGAGCAACAGATGTTAGGTGCATTTTACAACCATTAAGATCAGAATGACAAAATAAATAATCACAGTTTTTATTTTCCTCTATTGATTTTATTTGTTCTAGTCTCTTTTCGATAAATGGCATCATCAATATTTTTAGACCGTTATATTCTAATACCTCTGTTGAATTGTATATTTTAACATTTGGTATATACCTAAATGGTCTAACAGAGTTAATTTCTGATGCACTTTTTGACCAAAGGTCATGGTTACCTACTATTATATGTAGAGGTGCTATTTTTGATATCTCTTCTACAACATCCATGCCATAGTTAAGTAAATTTATTGGAATAATATTCCTGTTATCAAATAAATCACCAAGATGAACTATTATATCACCTGGTTTTACTTCTTTTTTGAGAAGAGGGATTAGAAAATCACTAAAGTATTGTTGGTGAACTTTGAACCATTTATCAACACTGTTTGGATATCCAAGTCCTATGTGTGTGTCACCTATTAAAAATATTTTACTCATGTGTAAAAGGACGGAATTATTTTTTAATATATAGAGATATATACTGTTATATAAAAAAAATAAGAATAGTTATGATATACACTAATAATTTCGCCTATTTTCTTGGGTTTTTATGGTCTGATGGTTCTATTGAGAGATATAGAACAATATTAGAGATAGTTGAAGATGATGCTTTGGATATAGTTGAAGATATAAAAAGTATCAATTTTCTCAATGTTTGTACCATGAGAAGAACTAGAAAGAATAGAAGACCTCAAATGTCTATATATTTTTGTGATTCTAAATTTTATGATGATTATCAATCAAAATACTTTATAGATAAGAGTTTTAAATCACCTATGGATTTACTAAATGATATACCAGTTGATTTAGTTAGATACTTTTATCTTGGTCTTATTGATGGTGATGGTTGTTTTTATTTTAATGAAAAGAATAAATCAAGACAGTTTTATGTCACTTCTTGTTATGACCAAGATTGGTCACATATAGAGAGTCTATTTAAATCTTTGAATATTAGTCAATATGAGATTAGAAGAGTGGTTAGTAAAAAAGGTAATAAGAGTTCTTATATAAGAATTAAAAAGCACCAAGAGATAGTAAATCTTTATGAATATTTATATCCAAATGGATATGAGTTGGGATTAAAACGAAAATTTAATAAATGTAAAAGTATTATTGATAATAAACCTAGAAACTCATCTAATAAATCCAAGATTGATATTGATATGTTGGTATCTAAGATAAATGAGGGATTGGATATTGTTGATATAGCTGAGTATTTTAATTGTAATTGGCGTAAGGTATATAACTTTTGTAAGATTAATGAGATATCTTATAGCAGGGGATTTTTCAAGAGAACTAGAAAGAATTAATCTTTTCTTCTGGCTTCTCTAGCACATTTCTCACAACCACTTCCCGCGTATAGATGAGCATTTGGTGTTTGTTCAAATTCACCGTGTATAGGACATATAATTTTTACCTTACTTCTGCAGTTTTCATAAATAACTAAATCATAGTTATATTTATAATTATGTTTTATTTTAGACTTATCAACAAAGTCTTTGCTTTTTTTACTTCTTCTTTTAAGTGACTTTAGTTCTTTTATGATTGCATTTTCTTTTGACTTACAGTTTTTATTACAAAATTTCCTATCAGGTCTTCCCCAAACAATCTCTTTATTACAATATCTATAGTTGCAGTTCATATTGTATTTATTAAAAAGTGGAAATGGCATTTTTTACAACATAATATTTTAAAATGAGGCTAAAGAGGAAAAGAAGAAAAATATATAATTTATAAAAAATAATTTAAAAACATATGCCATTACCACATTTTACTCAATTGTTGAATACAGGTTCTCCGGGTGGTCCAGGTACCTTACCTGATGAAGTAGTGTATCTTAACTTGTTTGAGACTACATTTGTATTACCTGTTATATTACAAGCTCAGGGTAGAAACCCGATTTTGTTATTACAAAATGCATTGAATATAGATTTTAACTTAACACAGTTTGATATCGGTGTTAAAGAACAAAGATTCAAGTATTCAACTCGTCAGTTCTTGACAACTCCAACTAAAACCGCTGGTGAATTTAACATTAAATTCAATGTTAACGTAAATCAACAAGGTTCTATGGAGACTTGGAATACATTGAAAGCTTGGTACGATTTAGTATTCAACTCACAAAACGGTTCTCTTCATTACAAGAGTGATATCATCGGTACAGTTATCGTTAATCAACATGATAAAAAGGGTGTTGTTTTAAGACGTGTGACTTTCCAAAACGTTCAAATTAAACAATTAGCAGGTTATGCTCTTGACTGGTCTTCAAATAACATTATTGAATCAGTTCAGGCTGACTTTATCTACGATTACTTCATTGATGAGTATATTGATAATAACTTTACTATCAATCCTCCAATTGTATCTGGATATTAATAATAAGTATTTAAAATTAAAAACCCATCTTTTCAGATGGGTTTTTTTATTTCTAAAGTTTGGCGTCAATTAGTATTTAGGTATGCTATTTGCCATACTTGAGGCGTTTCTCATCATAGAGTTTGGATCGAAATTTGGCATTCCTTTTTGTTGTTCGCTTTCTTGCTTCTTACGAGAGCTTTCTTCTTCTTCAACAATCTCATTTACGAGTTTAATGTTTTCTTCAAACATCCAGAAGGGCCAATCATCCATTGAAGCTTCTTGAGTATGGAAGTGCTTTTGTAAAAGAAGTTTATTCTTTAATATATGCTTCAAAGGCATCATGAACAACGAAAATACCTGACGCTCCGTTGGGAAATTGCATCTCTGTGTGGACCTCCTCACCACACGAACACATCTTCTTCAATTCCTTGATACCAAATGTCATTTTACCAACAGCAGCATTCAAGAACTGGAACGAAATATCATCAATTTGTTCAAATTCTTTAAGCTTAGCTTTGATACCTTCATATGTTATAGATGATCTACCCGCTAACATAAAAGGAATAATTTTTAAGAACGAAAGGTTTGGAGTTCTTTTTTCATTATTTTCTTTAAGAATATAATCAGTAAAAGCTTTTTGAAGTCCAATATTTGGTGGAGTTAATTCAAATTCTTTTCCATTTACTGTAGTAAAATGGTATGATCTTGAAGATGCACTAAAGAATCTATCAAGTTTTTCATCAATTGTGTGGAATTCAAATGAATCTCTTTTTAGTTCTATACTTAGTTCTTCTCCACATCCGCATTTAGCAGACACGGCTAATGAATTACCTTGTTGGAATGTTAATTCTCTAATTAAGAATACTAAGAATAATCTATCTTGGTCTTTTATTTCAAGATAAGATCCAACTTTACCATCTGAGTATTTTATTCTAATACACGCTTGTAGAATATCATTCATTTTTTCTACAATGTCATAGAAATTTTGATCATCAACCATTGAGTAAGATTGGATCTCTTTTACTTGAGCTGGTCTTACCATTACGACAGTTCCTGCTGGATAAAATTGACCACAAGGTAATTCTTTAACATCAAAGTTAAAATACTGAAGATCTGTAGTTCTTGTATTATCCATTTTTGGCTGTTCCACAAATGGAATATCGCTATTGGTAGTAGGTTTTTTTGTTGATTCCAAAGAACCTAAATGTTTCTTTAAGTACTCTTCTTCACTCATATTATTTTTTTGTTCATCAGACATAAAAAGTGTATTATTTTTTATTATATATTCATGGTGTTATTTTCCCTTGAATTTTCCCTTATTGTTATAATAAAAAAAAAGAGGAAAGTTTTCACTTTCCTCTTTTTCAATAGTATATTTTAGAATTTTATTAACCATTGATGAATCCACCTGCTGCGATAGCACCAGTTCTCAAGATTGTGATATTATTTACTATAATACCCATACCCTTGATTGCCTCAACATATGTATCAAGAACACCGATTTGGTTATCTATGATATCATTAGTGTTGTTTTCTTCATCCATTTTGTTAAAGTAGTTATATAAACCATTCTTACTTACATAAGTTTCACAGATAACATCTGCTCTAAGTTTAATTTCTGCTCTAACATCAGGTGTATTAAATTTCCATTGGAAGTCTAATAACATTCTTGATAACTCTCTTTCAAGTTCGATAAGAACTTCTCTAACGTGTAAGTATGAAAGAGCTGATTTGTAAAGTGTTTGACCAGTATTCTCAGTCTCAATTACATTTCCTCTATTTCTCTTGAACACGATTGGGTTCATTTGAGCTTGATTGATCCATTCGATATCAGTTTGAGTGAAGTCCATTTCAGTTGATACTATATTAGTAATTCTACCATTAGTAACACCTGCTGCGATTGTCCATGGAGTCACACCACTTACATTTGAAGTATGTTTTCTCATATAAGTTGTTGCTACCCAAGCCGCTGGTGGAACTTCGATTGGTCTTCCATTATCATTTACAGTTAAGTAAGGTAAGAAATAACCAACTGATGTTGTACCTGGGCCATCACCGAATGAGTAAAGGAATGCTGGAGAACTTTCAGGGTCACCTCCCTTAGCAACATATTCTAATTGAAGAACACCTTCAGAATTTACGAAGCTTGGAGAAGATGAATTCTTGAATGACTTCATAGAAGGCATATTTATAATTCCAAGAGCATCTAATCTTTCACCACATATATCTACTAATTGTTGTTTAGATCTTTCAGTTAAACCAAGACCAAATGAGTCAATTAAGTATCTGAAGTCAATTGCTTCTTTGTTAGTAATTGCTTTGAATAAAGGAGTTCCTTTAGCAACAAGATTTAAGATAGAGTTTTGTCTTGTCTCAGTACCATCAGGTAAAGAAGCTTGTCTAATTCTAAATCCTTTCATAACAATACCTTTGTAAGTAGTTGCGTATGTATCTATAGATGTATATCTTGTTGTTTGTAAGTCTCCGCTGTAATTTACTTTATCAATTGCAGCATCACAAGTAACTTCTACTAAAGTTGAGTCACCAGAATAAGCCTTCTTAGAAAGAATTCTTGTAAGTTTTCTTGGCACTTCACCTACTTGTAGAGTAGTATTTGGATTTACATAAGCTGATAAATAATCACCAACTTTAACTTCTGTATATCTTGAACCCTTTATAAGGATTTTGTTAGGAACTTGAGTGTATCCAGTTGGAACCTCAATTTCTACAGTTTGCTTAAAGTTTGATTTAGCAGACTGAATATAGAAAGTATTGCTAGTTATTAAATTAACTGCCTCAGTAGCTGTAAATGCTTCATCCATGAAAGCAACTTCCAAGTTACCACTGCTTGTTAAGTACATTTTTAAGTAATGTTTCTTTAAGAAGTCGTATATCATAGATACACCAGTAACTTCTTCATAAACAACCTCTTCAGTAACTTCATATGCCCAGTACCAAGCACTACCACCGCTTGTGTAACCCATAGCTGTAGCTAAATTTTTAGGGTTAGCAGCATCTATGATTGTAAATGAACCTGTGTTCTTAGATACAACTTGTGTATCTGTAGTTGGAACTAATATTTGGTCATATACTGAGAAGTTTGGATTTGTATTTGTTGTAGTTTCTATGATAACATAGTTTTTACCAGAGTATGAAGAAGTAGAACCCATATTTGGTGCTCCATCAACATTATCTTCACCATCAATAAATATTACATTTACTGTATCACCAGCACTGATAATAGAATCTGGCAATTTATTAGCATAGAAGTAGTCTCCAGTGTTTATAACACCATCGTAGAACTTTCCGTAGAACTTAGAGTATTTTGCAACCACACCTTGTGCAGTATCACTTACAGTGTTTTTAGTTACTACTGTATCAGTTCCTAAGAAGAACTCATTATCTACTGTGTAAATTACAAATAAACCATTTAACACATTTGATAATTGACTATCTGTTAAGCCTGTGTGTAGAACAAATGACTTATTAGATGTTGATGAAGTAACAATGTTAGAGATAGAAATTGAAGAAAGACTAACTTTTTCACCAGTAACTCCATTATCGTCTAATAGTAAAGTCATTTTATCTTTATTAGGTGAATCAATTAGATTAACCAATCTATTAAACATTTTATATCTTCTATATTGAGCATAGTTAGATACTGAAGGAACTGTATTAGTGTCGATGAATTCAACTTTAATTATACCAGAGTCTGGAGCACTTTGTGTAGCAATGTAAAAATCATTACCAGTTGTTGAACCAAAACTGAAATCAACATAACCAGCAGGATCAACACTTACCGGTGTTACATTAATACTAGATGTTATGAAATAACCATCCTTCATATCAAATTCGATATATCCTAATACGATATCACTTGCTGCTACACTTGGTTTAGCTGGTGTTGAACCATAAGCTACGCCAGTAGTGTTATTTACTACATAGATAGTACCAGTTGAGTCTAATGCAAAAGCTGATACAAAAGATACAGTACCGTATGATGCTGCATAATCTGTGTTGTTTATAGTTAAAGTTTTACCAACTACTGGAACTTTAGTATCACCAATTATCGCAAAAGCATCAGATGTAGTCATATATGTTTGAGATATAGAGACTGTAGATGTATTAAGAGAATCTTGTGTTAAATCAAAAGTAAATCCTTCACCGAACCAAGCAGTTCTATAATTAGCATTGTTTGCTATACCTGATTCCATTGGAACACCAGAACCATCATCAAAAGCATGAGGTGCGGCACTTCCATTGACGTGACCAGAGTAGTTAAATGAACCACCTAACATCGCTGTTACGTTTCCTGGTAAGTCAAGAGGGTTAGCAGTAACACTTATTGATTCTGCTATTGTTTCTTTATAAGATAAGAACTCAATAGATGCTTCGTTTATACCAGCAACTGTTTGACCTACTAAATCTAATAGACCATTATAGTAATCTGTTTCAACTAAATCTGAGTTGAATGAGCAGAATACTCCAGTTCTGTCTGTGTCTCTGTTAATTGTTGTTTCAATAAAAATATTAGTGCCGTTGGCATCTCTAAAATATGGTATCAATGACAATCCTTCATAGTAAGCTAATAACGTAACATTTCTGTCATTAGCAAAACTTCTAATTTGATTCTTAATTAAACCAGAAGTATTAAAATAAGCGTTCCATCTGCTATCCATAGCTAATGTTTGGTAGTCAGTCCAGTCCCCGCCTACTATAACAACATCTACTAAGTAATCAGATGCCCAATCGTTAGCATTAACGTATGGTGGTAATTTTTCTTGAGAACCATACCATTCGATTAATGTTCTATCAAAACCAGATTTGGCACTTTTAACAATAAATACTGTTACATATTTATCTGAAAGGTTAGTAATACTAAATGCTCTCTCAGTGTAACCAGTGTTAGTTTTTGTTAAATTCATGAAAGATTCAGTATCTCTCTTCCAAAAACCTGTTGTATCGAAGAATCTTCTATAAGGTCCAGTTCTTTCTATATCATTAACATAACCAGATGATGCTGATAATGATTTATACTCGATAGTGTCTAATGTATCATCTGTACTAAGTAAGTTGATAGCATACACTGGAGATGATTCCAACATTTTTTGAATAGTTCTGTGGAAAAATGAACCTTTTCTTTCCAATCCTCTATCAAGTTGACCAAAGATAGACTCTAAGTCGTTAAGAGTGGTAAGTCTAATAGGAGTGTTTACTGGTCCCTTTTTAGAAACACCAATAACCATATTAGTAATACCTTCAACCACTGGAGTTGTTATGATTGAATTATCAAACTCTTCTATGAAGATTCCTGGTCTTTTGTATTTTCCAATTTGAATTGCCATATTTTTAATATTTTTTTTATGTTATAGAGTATATATAAAATGTAAAAAATGATATTTTTTCTATTTTTGTGATTTACTTGATAACTTCTTTATGTTATCCATCATATCTTTTTCTATATTTACCATTTTTTTATCTAAGGCTGTTTTGGCATCTGATATCTCTTTTGATAGAGAAGCTATTTCTGCTGTTTTTGTGGATATTCTATTAGATATATCTGTTATTTTAGCATTTACAGCCTGTTTTGTGCTATCATCCTTTGATAGTTTTAATTCTTGCGAGAAATCATCTTTTTTTAGTTTGTCTAATGTTATGTCTTTTTGTATATTATTTATTTTTCTACTCAAAGAAGCAACATGTAAGTACTCAACTAAAAAGGGATTTTTATTCTCTTTACCTACTATATTATCTATTTGACTTTTAATATCTTCATCAGTTTTAGCTTTAAGATAAAGATTGTCTATTAAAGGCTTTTTTTGTTTATATTCTTTAATATTCTTTTCTAAATCACCAAACTGTTCCTTTGATGCCTTTATATCTGGTTCGTCTGTAACTTGTACATCAAACTCTGCTTCTTCTAAGAAGACTTTGTAATATTTAAGATGTCTCATTATTGTCTCTTCATATTAGTTTTAGATATGTTATCAGAGGCAGAAACCTTTCTAAATCCACCATTTTTATTTATAGCGGTTGATAAATCTTTATCTAATACAAATCTTGTTTTTCCTTCTTTGGTTTCTACATCTCTTGATAGTTGAAACAGTGTGTAACAGTTTGTGAAGAAAACAATCTCTGGCTTCTCTGATAGAGCAGTTTTAGCATCCGGACTATTTTTCTTAGACTCATACTTTGTTATATATGTAATCTCATAACCACTACCGTTTATTTTGAACTTACCATCTTTATCAATTAAGTCATCAATTTTCTTTTTAACCGCTTTTAATTGATATTGACCAGCTTCCTCAGTTCCAGCATTTTGTGTTAATTCTATATTTGGTTGTCTTCCAAGATCACCAGCTTCCATTTTACTAGAAATAGATTGCTTGATATACTTATCAAAGAAGCCAAAAGTTCTTGAATAGACCATGTAAGCAGTATCACCAACTACCTCTTGTATAAAGAAGTAGTATATTGATCCATTCTTTCCAACTGCAGCAAAGAAAGTTTTTGCCAAATTATCGTATGACTCATATTTAATTGGATCTTTTGTGAATTTTAATTTCACAGTATTAATTTCATTTGCCACATCTCTTATTTTCTCAGCCTCGTCAGAACCTCCAAAGTTTGTTTGGTCCGCTATTTTATTAGGGTCATTTTCTTTATATCCAAAATATTTATCTAAGAACTGAGCCTGCATACCTTTTGCATCTTTACCTGTTTTGTAAAGCTCATCACCGTCTATCATATCAGTCATGAATTTACGCAAATTAGCGCCCGCTTTTGGTATATCTTCATTTCCAACTTTCATTGATGTTGAAATATCAAATATTGGTTGATATTTTTTATCTCTCATTATATCCAATACAGCATTTTCCCATTGATTGAAAATAACATTATTTCTATATGGACCACCACCTGAACCCGCATTTTCTGGTGAGCCACTACCAAAGCAAGTATATTCCATAAATGTCTTGTTAGATACTCTACCACCTCTTCTCCCTGAAGGAATTACTTGAGTTGTGTGTAGTTTATAAGCTCTGTTAAAACATTTTACTATGTCTAGTACAGGGTCTATTCCATTAATCACAATGGATTTTTTATTTTTTTCAGCGATGTCTTCTATCTTATCTTTCATTTTCACAACCTCAGTCTTTTCAACTACAAAAGATTTAACATCGATGTTTTTATCCCAGTAGTCTTTTATCTTCTGAGATGCTGTTGGGACATCAGGAGCACCAACTCCTTCTTTATCACCTTCAGTCTTTTCAGTATCATCTGCCTCATTTAATTTAATAAAACTATCATATCTGTATAAAAGAGATTCTTTTTTAACCTCTTCTTTTTTAGGCTCACCTGGAACCATTTGCATTAATTGCTTAATACTCTCAACATAATCTTGTAAAGGTTTTGTTAAATCACCCAAACCTCCATAAAGACCTTCCTTGTCAAATTGTAAAGCTCTCTTAGTAAATCTTGCCATTTTTTCAGCAACTACTATTCTTTTGTTTTTATCTGATATAATCTCAAGACTCTCTTTATATAAAGGGTCTTTTTCTTGAATTGTAGATTTCTTATCACCTACTAAATATCTGTTTATCTCTGTGTAAAGAGCTTTAATTTGATTTTTAGTATTTGTATCAACCGCTTTAGAAGTTATTTCTTTAATAAAGTTAGTATCAACACCAATTCCTTTTTCTTTAGATGATATTAAAACTTCTATATCTTTTTTTAGTTTAGTAAAGGCTTGTGTTAAATGGTCTTCTCCACCTTTTATATTTCCTCTATCTTGAGAGCCGCCAGGTTGATTATTTGTACCTGGTACACCTTCAAGTATCATATTTTTTTCCATAACAAGTACTAATCCTGCTTTAAGAGGTTGGTCATTTTTAGGAAAAGGAGTTAATACCTTTTGGTTTTTCTTACGAAGAATATCAGCTGTGAGTTTTTTGAAGTTAATAGTAACATTTGCTATTATTTTATCAACGGTGTCACCTTCTTTTGTTGTGTATTTTTTTACATCTGCTGATACCTGAGTAGTATTACTCTTATCATTAACACCAATAATTTTAACATTCTTATAGTTTGCTAATATTAAACCTAAAGATTTTAGGTTTTTAACCATTACTGGATATAAAGTTTCTGCTGTTTTTTTACCAGCAACTCCTTCTTCGCCTTCACCTTTTTCACCTTTACTATCTTCACCTTCTTCTTTATCTTCATCTGCCTCTGATTTACCACCTTCATCATCTTTAAATTGTTCTAAGAATTTTAGAAAATCTTCTAATTGCTTTATTAGATTATCTTTATTTTCAATATCTTCAAACGCTTTAATATCTGATATAGCAGATCTTGTTAGATTTTTAATATCACCTACTCTTGCTCCTTCTTCAACAGCTTTTTCTAGATTTTCAATAAAAGAAAATACAATTATTCTATTAAGCTCTTTTTGATCTTCTTCAGATAACTTTGATTTAAGTGATCCTCCTAATAAGTCATCAAATGCATATTTTAATCTTCTAACTACACCTTTTATTCTAACAAGGTTTGCACCAATCTTGGCTTTTCTTATAGTAGAGTTTATTAATCTACCTAATAAAGAGTCGCCCCAAGGTATATCATTTGCAAAAGGACCGCTGTTTTCAACATCTTCGTTTATTTTATAAAGTTCATTATTTTCTAAAGATTTGTATTCGTCTATTTTTGTAATACTTCTTTTAAGGAACTCATCTCTGTTATCAAGATACTTCATAATTTTAAGTTATTTTATGATATTTTTTCACATTATATATTAAATAATATTAGTCAAAATTAGATAGTATTGAAAATTATTAGTATATTTGTATTGAAGGTATATGAGAAATAATCTAAAAATAAAAATAAATTTTGCAGATTAGATATTTATTCGTATATTTGTATAACAAATAAGAAACAACCACTATAAAAACAAAAAATATGGCAACTGTAAATCTAAATAAAGTAATCTGTATCAGTTTGAAATCTCATAGTGATGCTCAACTTGATGCAATTGGTGCTACTTACGACATAAGTCATGAGTATTTGCTTAAAGCAAAAAGTGAGGGTTGTAAAAAAGTATGGCTTCACATTGGTGGTGGTGTTGTTATCGCTGGTCTTGATACTGACAATATGGAAGATGTTTATTTTTCACCTGAGTATTTGCCAATGACTGCTAAAATTCGTAAGGCTGTTTTAGCAATCAAGCCTGTTAAGACTCCTAAAATGCCTACTTGGGCTAAGACTAAATCTACTAATGTGAAAGTTGCTAACAATGTAGAAGTTGTAGAAGTTGTAGAGACCGCTGAAGTAGAATTAGAACTTGATACTATTCTTGATAAAATCAGCGCGAGTGGTATGGCATCTTTGACTAAAAAAGAGCTTGAGTTCTTGAAAGAATGTAGTAAATAATCATTTTTTTCCAATAATGTAAAAAACCGGCTTAAATGTCGGTTTTTTTATTTTAAAATAAATTTATTTTTTTAATCTTTGAAATCTTTAAAAAATCCTCGATTTGATTTTTGACATAAAAAATATAGAATATATAAGTTATTAAAATCATATTTGATATGAGATATTCTGAATTAAACTTTCGTGGCAAGACTTATACGAGTCAATCGGAGATAAACGATATTCTAATTAGTGAAAAATTCTACTGGCTAATTGACTCCGAAATTGAAAATGCACAATTAGAAATAAAAAATAACACAGTTATATGGCACAATGGTAGTTTCTATACCGGTGACTGGCATTATGGTATTTTTAAGGCTGGTAACTTTTATGGGAACTGGGAAAACGGTATCTGGGAAAGCGGACATTTTGGCGGGAAATGGCAAAGTGGTATTAATCTAACATAGATATAAAAAATTAAAAATTTACTATGAAAAGAAAAAGAATTACTCTTGATGAAAATGAAAAAAAACAAGAGAAGGAAATTTTCAATCAGAGGGTACTAGCGGTTACAAAAGAAGGCAATGAGTATTTTTTTGAAATTGGCACAGAAACAACAACAGATGTTGCCGAGGCAGTTTCAATATTGATGAGAACAGTAGATTGGAACGACCCAATATGGAAAACAATGATAGATAAAAAGATGATTTACGAAAATATAACACCTGAAAAATCACTATACTGGTTATCAGGGGGAAACAAAGAATGGAATTCGCTAGACCACTATAATAGACCTTGGTGTGATTGCTATTTAGAGTTTCAAGAAGAATTTGGGTTTTTAATAGTAAATATAGTTCAAAAGTCAAAAACTTTATTAGATATAAGAAACGCATTTATGAAGTATTTAAATTTACCAACACTTTATAACTTTGCTATAAGTAAAAATATGATTAGATAAATTAAAAATTAAAAAGATAAAATAAACCCATCAGAAATGATGGGTTTTTGTTTTTAATATATAAGATATGGAACAAGAATTAAAGACAGTTTGTAAAAATCCTTGGTGTAAATCAACTTTTTTCTATAAAGAGGCTGATATGATACCAATAGAAACTGACAAACGAATGTCAAACTTAGACAATGTTTTAGGTGAGATTCCTATGATGCCACCTCCAGTTTGTCCAAAATGTAAAAGTTTTGACACTGAATTAAGTGGTGGTGTTAATTGGAAAACAAAAGATTATGAAGGCCCAAGGTTTGATGGTGTTCCACATGAATTTAGATATAAAGTTACAAACTATAGATTATGATAGCTCATTTTTTTGACTTAGATTCAATTTTAATTACGAATGCTAAAGTTTGGATAGTAGATAAAACTATTCCTAATATCCCTATTATGAAAATATCACAGTCAGATTTTAATTTAATTAAAAGTGGTGTTTATAGAAGTCAGGGTAATAATATAGAATTTGGTGGTCACACATATTGGATATCAACAGATTTATTTGAAAAAATAAAAATTAAATCAAAAAATCATAGATCTGATATATCAAATTTAGCATTTTCAATGCAAGAGTTCATGAACAAAGAATTGATAGAGAATTTAGACTATGATATAAACCTTGATAATGTTTTACATCTGAAAAATTCAGATGATGATATTTATGTTATTTGTTCTAAGAATACTCAAAGGAATCATGAGTTGATGATTTCTAAAATAGAAGATAAGTTAAATGATAATGGATTAAAGATTAAGAAATTTTACTACATATCTGAAACTTTTTACAATAGAAATCAAGATGATATTGCTCATAAAAAAGTTAGATTATTATTACAGCATCTAATTGGTTTGAAAACGGAAGGTGATAGATTCTCTGATGAAAAACTTGAAAAATATGATCAGGTTCATTTTTACGATGATGAAGATAACTCTATAAAATTAGCTTGTGATGCTAATAAATTACTTATGTCATTGCTATCAAATACAGAGTCTTCTATAAGAGATATAGTAAAGCAAGATTTAAAATCTAAAAAAGTTTTATTGTGTGTTAATAAAATTACCGGAAATAAAGTAAATAAGTTTGTAACAACTGAGGTTTTGATACAGTCAAGTAATCTTATTAAGACGTTTGAGAGTTTTAAATGGAGATAGTTATTTATCTTTATCTCTATCTTTATTTATCATTGCATTCTTAATTAAATCATTAAGTTTTCTGTTATCCATAATAGCACCTGATTGATCATCTGATCCAGTTTCTTCTGATGCGGCATTTTGAGCTTTTATAACATCTGGATTTTCAATCTCATTTAAACCTAAGTCTTTTCTTAGATTTTTATAAAACTTTTCAAGGTCTGTTCTTTGTGTTGATGAGAATTTAGAGTTTTCTCTAATTTGACCAATCGTTTGGTTAACAACTTCATGCATACGAGCTGAATTATCACCGTTATCAACTTGTCTTAGTTGAGATAGAAAGTTCTTTCTTGTCATTTTTTGTAAGAATATAGTCTCAGCATATACCTTAGCATCTTCCTTCATTTTATTTCTAATATAAGGATGTTCTTTTAATTGAGGCACATCACTTAGATATAAATCAATAAGTGACTCTAGTACATCCATAGATTGCTGTGTAGCAACCGTCATGTCGGAGTCATAATCATATATTTCAATTTCACCTAAATCTGGTAAATCTTCAGGTCTTGCTAAGTGTTTACTGATATCAAAATCACTATTTTCTGACTGAATCTCATCAAATTCATCTTTGATTCTATTCTTTTCGTTTTCGGTTTTTGACATAGAAGACGGTTTTTACAATATATATTAAAAAATATCTTTTCCTAAAAATGGCTTTTACAAAAGACAACTCACAAGAAAGACAAATGGTCTTTACAACAAGACTAGTTGATGAGGCAACAGATAAGATAAATGATGGTGTAGTCGTAAAGAGATATCAGAATCCTTGGTTGAAATCAGAGGTTGGTCTTAGAAGAGCAGGTGTTACTTTTAAGATGACACCGGAAGAACAACAAGAGTATGTTAGATGTGCTCTTGATGTGCATTATTTTACAGAGAAATATTGTAAAGTTAAAACAGAGGATGGTTCTATTAATAATATCAGACTTAGAGATTACCAGGTAGAAATACTTGATAATTTTGTTAATAATAGATTTAACATATTGATGGCATCTCGTCAGGTTGGAAAATGTTTTTCTTTTAATACTATAATATCTATTGAAAGAGATGGTTTTCAATACGACATTAGATTTGGAAAGCTTTATTATACAATGATTTCCAAAGAAAGAAAGTTAACTTTTTTAGAAAAAATAAAGATTAAATTATATGATTATCTATATATATTGGAAACCGCTTACCGACTTGATAGGAAGCCGTGAATATAATATATATATAAATAAAAGATAAATTTTTATGAAAATAGATGATAATATAGAAACGGTTACATGTAGGATATGTGGTGAACAATGTAAGCGAATATATGGTAAACACTTAAAATATAAACATAATAATATGACCACTGAGGTTTATAAGAAATTATTTCCTGGCGCACCTATAATGGCCCTTTCTGATGTTAAGAATACAACCAAGAACGGTGGGATTCATATGAAACAGGAAAAATATAAAAAAATGTTTTCAGAAAAAATAAAAGGAGAAAAAAATCCTAACCATAAATCTAAAACAATTGAGTTAGAGAGAAAATCAAGAAGCCCATTTTCAAAAGAATTTATAAAGTATAAGGGTGTAGATAATGTTGAAGAATATATAAGTGAATTCGCTAAAGAAGCTATTAAAGAGAGAATACACCCTACCACGTTGGGATATTATATCAATAAGGGATATTCAATTGATGAATCTAAAAATCTATTGAAAGAGAGACAAAGAACATTTACGTTAGATAAGTGTATTGATAAACTTGGTAAAGAAATTGGTTATAGTAGATGGTTAGATAGACAAGAGAAATGGCTTAGTAATTATAAAAAAGTTAATTATAGCGCTATAAGTCAGGAGATGTTTATATCAATATATAATGAGTTGGTTAAATTAGGTTTTGATAATAAAGTTTATTTTGCTAGGTTAGATGATAATAACCAAATACATGATACAAATAGAAATTATGAGTTTAGGTTAAAGTTAAATAATTCGTATATACTTCCTGACTTTTTTATACCTGATTTGAAATTAATTTTAGAATTTGATGGGACATATTATCATAGAGATAATCCAGAGAATAAAGAAAGAGAGAGAAAAAGAGACCAAAATATATTAAGATCTGGTTATAAAGTAATGCATATAAGTGAAAAGGAATATATAAATAATAAGGAATTGACTGTCTTAAAAATGGTAAACTTTATATTAAAAGCAAAACAATTGAAAAATGTTTAAATTTTTTACAAATTTCTTAATAGTAATTATCAAGGGTTTAATACAATTAATAGAAAAAATAGAATATAAAAATCTATCATTAGATGAAGATGATATTAATAAAAAAATATTAAATTCTATTAGTGTGTTAGATATAAGAGTAAAAACTGATACCGGTTATGAAAAGCTAACAGATTTATATTTAACACAACCATATAGAAATTATGTTCTAACAACAGATAGATATGAATTACGGTGTGCAGATAATCATATAGTATTTGATAAAAACTATAATGAAGTTTTTGTTAAAGATTTAAAAATTGACGATTTAATATGGACAGAATCTGGTTTAGAAAAAGTTAAATCTTTAAGTTTAGATAGTTTTAAATCATCTATGTTTGATGTTACAGTAGATCATCCAAATCATAGATTATACACAAATGGTATACTATCACATAATACAATATCGTCATCTATTTTCATGTTGCATACTATTTTGTTTAATAATGATAAGAATATAATGATTGTTGCGAACAAAGGAGATACAGCTGTTGAGATTGTTGATAAAATCAAATCAATTTATACATTACTTCCTTTCTTTTTGAAACCCGGTATTAAAACTTGGAACCAAAAATCATTAACATTTGAAAACGGTTGTAGAATTAAAACTTCTGCTAGAACAAAAACTCCAGCTATCGGTTTTACTATTGACGTTCTTTATCTTGATGAGTTTGCGCATATTCCTTCAAATATTATTGAACCATATTACACCGCGGCTTTTCCAACCGTATCCGCTGTTCAGAATTCAAAAATTATTATTACTTCTACCCCTAATGGTATGAATTTATTTCATAAGCTACTTACTGATGCTGAAAGACCTGATGGTGACCCTTTGAAGAATAACTATAAACCGATGAGGGTTTACTGGTATCAGGTTCCTGGTAGATTCGTTACTTATATAAGGTTAAATCAGCATAAACTATATGAACATGGTGTTACTAAAGAAGATATATTCAAGATCGTAAACGATACATTTGGTGAAATTACTAAAGTTGAGATGAAGTTTATAATGGACTTACAAAAGGATGTAATATATGTCTATAATAGTGAACTTTGTTCTGATGAAGATGTTAAATCATTGAAGTTTATAGATAAAGATGATAGAGAGATATCTTTCCTTTCAATAGCTGAGATGACAACTTGGAAAGAGGAAGCAATAAAAGATATTGGTGGTGAGGATGCCTTTAACCAAGAGTATGGTCTAAGATTTATTAACTCAAGTAAGTCATTGTTGAATGAAAAAATAATCGATGAGTTACTAAAGAGTAAAAAGAACTATGTGTTTGAACAGATACCTGAATTCGATAGAAAGCTTAGATTCAGTTATAGTGACTTGAAATGGGTTGATGATGACGATGTATTTATGCTTATTCAGAGAAAAGACTTAAAAGTTGTACTTTCTGTCGATATTTCAGAAGGACTTGGTCAGGATTACTCTATAATAAACATATTCAAAGTGTCTCCTAAGCCTAAGGATCTTTGCGAATTACAAAGACCTTCTTATAAGAGTATTGTTGACTTTTTCAGATTGGAACAAATTGGAATATTCAGAAGTAACTTCGTTTCAGTTAAACAATTAGCTGAGTTATTATATATGATTGTTTTTGAATACTTTAACTATGAGAATGTTAAAGTGGTTCTTGAGTTGAATAACTATGGTAATGCCTTATTGGCTGAAATGCCACACGTTTTTGATGGCAATAATAACTATGGTTCTTCTGTTTTCTTCAGATATAAGCACAGAGCTGATTCAACTGAAGAGAAAGTAGGTCTGAAAGTTGGTGATAATAAGAACTTAATGGTTAAGGATTATCAAGATTTAATGTTAAGTAAAGGGTTTGTTATAACCAATGAGGATAATATCAGAGAAATAACAACATTTGTTAAGCACGTTACATCATCTGGTAATGTTAGATACGCTGCTGATGTTGGGCACGATGATACTGTAATGACCGTTGTCAACGCAACTACTGTTTTTGTTAGAAATGACTTTAGAGAGATGATAGAAGAGTTCTCTACGAAGATGAATGATAAAGGATTTGTTAATTATGTTAATGAGTGCTTGAAAAACATGGAATATGTTGAGGGTGTTGATTATGGTCAAGTTCTTAGGATAAGAAGGCAACAAATGACTAGATATAAGGGAAGTAAGAATTCCTGGTTTGGTGGGCAATAAGAAAGTCCTATTTTTCAATAGGACTTTCTAAGACTTGTCAGGTTCAACCCCTGTCATAGACTTATCAGGTTTGACCCCTGTCTTAGTTAATTTCCATCGTTACAGATAGACCAGCTGAAGCTAATTTCTCTTTCATTTCAGAGATAGTCTCAAGGTCTCCATACTTTACGTCACATTTACCATTAAAATGAACGATGTGTGCACATTGAGATGCTTGTTCATACTCATGTTTGCAAATCTGCATTAGACAAGTGATTACCCAGACAAATGAATTCCAATCATCGTTATGTAATGTTAAACGATAAGGCTTTGAAAGAATTTCTTCCACTTTTGACTCAGTTTTCTCTTTAGTAATAGTCGACATATTTTTTCTATTTTTTTTGTATATATTATAATTTATAAGTTTTCAATTGTTGTTATTTTCTTATTTACAACATCAACAATGTTGATGTCTGCTCTTTGACCAACTGCCCATTGTTTGAATTTCACCAAATGTTCGTGTCTGTCGTCATACATTGTTAACTCCTTAACCTTCAACTCTTTCATCTTTTGTTCAAAAAGTCTTGTCTTGAAGTTATATGTATCACCACCCCAGTTTAGCCAAATTTCATCGAAAGTTATGTTATTTTGTTCAAGGATTTTATCAATGTTCTTTCTCATACCTTGAGACTTCTGTAATCTACCAGTAGCCATTATTACATAAGCATCTGGGTCAGCCATAGCTTCTTTATATCTTGCTAAAACCCACTCATTTGCAGGGATATAGAAAACTTCTGTGTTTAAGCTTTCTGCTTTACCCCACCATCCTGTGTGTGGGAACTCGAACCCGGTCTTTTCTCTCCAGACTCTTCTACCTTCGTGTGGTTCAGGTGTGTGAAACATAGTTCCATCGAAGTCAAAAACTATTAATTTAGTGTACATTGTGATATCTATTAATTCTAAAATACAAATATATGAAAAATATGGTAAATTTCCAAAAATATAAGGAAAAGAACACTTATCTAATATATAAACCAAAAGAAAAAGTTTTTATGAATTTAAAATTGGATATTAAATCTATACTAATTCTGGTACTTTTGGGGTTCTCTATTGTGTTTTTTGCACTTTGGTACTTTAAGGGAGATGATACTAAAAGTAGAATAAAGGAGTTAGAGAACATCAATAAGAATATTGAAATACAAAGAGATTCTTTGAAGAATGTAAATAAAGTACTTAAGGTCGATTTTGATGACAGACAAAAGGATATTGAGGAGAGAGATAATCAAATCAAGTCAATTGAATTAGAACTATCTAAGACCAAAAAAGATTTAGTTGTTGCTAATGGTAAGGTAAAAGAGAAAGAAAAAGAATTAGCAGATACTAAAAAGAAAATAGAAGAATTAAAAAAGAATCCTATTAAGAGAGATGATGATGATTTAATTAAATCTCTTAAAGACAAATTAAAGTAATTTATGAAGAAATTTATATTATTGATGATGTTGATTATGACCTCATTAGTGTCATTTTCACAAACAGACTATCCTAAGATAGAAACAGACTCATCAGGCCATAAGATAGTTATTATGACTATTGAACAGGCTCAAAAAGTAGACAATAATCTGGAAATATTGAAATTGTTACAAATACAAGGTAGTGAGTGTGATAGTCTTAATACTGCTTACCTAAAGGTCATTGATAAAATGGGTAACCAAATATCACTATTGGAATTGGATGTTAAAAAACTTAAGGAACAATTAGCTGATAAAGATGCTCAGATTGTTAATCTTCAAACAAGACTATCTAATATGGAGGAGGCTAATAAGTTATGTGAGCAACAAAAGAGTAATAAAGATGAGGAGATTAAACTCTTAAAGAAAGAGGTTAGAAAACAAAAGCTACAAAAGGTCGTTGGATTCGCTGTTGGTGTGGTTGGAGTAGTTGGTGGAATATTGATTATGTTAGTTCATTAAATGTAAAAAAATCACTTTTTGGGATTAATATATAAAGTACAAAAAATATTTTAGTATAATGAAGCATATTAGAAAATTTGAAAGCTATCGTGTTAAAAAACATAGAGAAGAGATAATTAAAGAATCTGTTCTACAAGTTAACGATATCTACAAAGTAAAGACAATGATTGATATTCCTCAATCATTAATCAATGCTTATGTTAAAAAGGTTAAAGATACAACTGGTAAGAATTTAAGACAATTCTTCGGGGATGTTGATATTGCTGAAGAAATTGTTAAGTATATAAACTTAAACAACCTTGATGTTGATAAAATTCCTGGTGGTGCGTTAATGGGTGGTCAAACTCAGACACAAGGTCAGGGTCAAATGGCTCCACAGGCTCAAACTGAACCAATGGCTCAAACTCAACCACAAGCGCAAGGTCAAGCACAACCACAGGCACAAGGTCAAGCACAACCTCAAGCACAAGCTCAGGGACAAGCTCAAGCTCCTCAAGTACAAGTACAAGGAGAAGAAGGAGCTCAGTCTTTTGAAGAACCACAAGCACAAGCTCAACCAGCTCAAGGACAAGCACAAGCTCCTGCACAAGGACAAGCTCAGGCTCCTGCTGAAGGTGAGGAAGAAGAGGCTCAAGGTGAGGGAGAAGGTGAAGAAGGTGAAGAAGAACTTCCACTTTAATTATAAGATAAGATTTAGAAACCCATCAAATTTTGATGGGTTTTTAATGAAATGAAATTACCATCAAAATGATTATCAAGTTATGAAAAAATGTTGTAGATGTAAAGAGGAAAAAGACTTTTCTCAGTTTGGGAGACTGAAGAGTAGTAAGGATGGATATAGACATGATTGTAGGTTATGTAGAAGGGAGTTTTCGATGATAAATCGGGATAAGATTACTGAGTATAAAAAATCACACTACGCTATTAACAGGGATGATATTCTCTCTAAGAATAGAGAATATTATATAAAAAATAAAGAAAAAATGGATTCCTATATAAGGGAGTATTGGAAAGATGAGGATAATTCGCAAAGGAGAAGTAGGAATTATCAAAAGTGGAAAAAATTAAATATTGACCATGTGAGGGAGTATAAGAGAGGATACTATAAAGATGTTACAATGATGGATCCATTGAAGAGACTTAAATGTAGTTTAAGAAGTTCAATTAGAAGATTTCTGAAAAATAAAAATGAATCAAGTGAGTCTATTTTGGGTTGTTCCTATGGTGATTTTATAGTTTATATAGAGTCAAGGTTTGAATCATGGATGAATTGGGATAATTATGGTCTATATAATGGGGAAGAAAACTATGGATGGGATATAGATCATATAGTTCCGCTATCCTCCGCAAAAAACGAGGAAGATATAATCAAGTTAAACCATTATAGCAATTTACAGCCACTTTGTAGTAAAGTAAACAGAGATATTAAAAATAATAGAACGGATTACTAATATATAATATATGTATATAAAAAGATTCGAGAGTTTTTCAGATGTTGATACTTTGATGATTGTAGATGTTCAAAAAAGTTTCCGTAAATTTTTTACAGAAATGTATGTTAATGAATTAAAAAAGTATTGTCATAATTTTAAAAATGTTTATCAGATTTTTGATAACCACGTAGATGGTAAACAGGTTGATAAAGACTATTTGTACCAAAGTTCACCTGACGTCCCAGTTCATGATGATTTGTATCATTTCCCGAATCAAAGGGACATTATAGAAAAGAGATATAATTATGATGTTGATATCGACTTTTATAAGAAAATACTAAGTAAAAATGTCTATGATGAGATAAAATCCAAGGAAGGCAAACTACAAAAAGGTAATTATTTTCTAACAAATGAAGGAACTATTATCGTATTCATTGGTAATAGGCATCAATGGTTCCATTGTCCAATTAAGCTATATAAACTACTAAGTGGTATGAGTGGAAAGGAAATAACGATAGTGGGTGGGGCTGATTCAGAATGTCTGGAGGATGTTGTTACGACAGCTGAATCACTTGGTGTTAAAGTGAAGAGGGACCATAAATATATATACTCCGCTAATCATTGTCCTATAAAATAACTATATAGTATATGAAATATTTGAAGAAATTTAATGAGAAATTTATCGATGATCCAGAACCAATGGACATACCAGAGTCGGCTTACCTCTACACTGACTTTTCACAGATAGAAAATGCTGGCATGGGGTTATATACTGCTATAGATATAAATAAGGGAGAAATAATTGCAGTTTATCATGGTGAGATACTAAGCGATGAAGAGGCAGATGAGAGGGTGGAGAACGATGATGATCAATATTTTATGGAATTACCAAGTGGTGAAATTTTAGACTGTAAATTTACAGATGGATTTGCTAAATATGCTAATGATGCTGAGGGTGTTCCCACTAATTTTAAAAACAACTCTTATATTGGAATTGATGATGACGATAATGTTGTATTAATTGCTAAGAGAAATATTAAAGCTGATGAAGAGATATTTACTGGATACGGTAAGGCATATTGGAAAAAACACGCCAGTGGTTTATAAGTTATCTACAAATTTATATAACTTCTTAAGATACTCATTTTTCTTATAATTATCATTTGTCATTGCGTAAACAACAAAACAGAAGTATTTTAACTTCTCTATCAAAGTATTCTTATCAATCTCACCACCTACATATCTAAATTCAACATAGTTGTGTTCTAACTTTAATAGATTGAATCCGAAGTTCTTCATTCCCCAATCTTTTATTTTCCTTGTTAGGAACTCACTGAATATTAATTCGACTGAATTGACATCCTTCATATCTAATGACTTCTTTAGTTCTTCTTTTTCTTCGGGATTCATTTTATTTATTTCAGTCATAACTGATCCACAGAAATTATTATTATATCTCCAATCCATATTCTTAAATACGAATGGTAGACTATTATCAGATTTGAAGTCATTTATCATTAATATACCCTTTATAGGATTCCAATCTACCTTTTCAGAATTAACACCAATGTTTATGTGTAGTCCAGTTCTTGATGAAAACTCCCAGTAGTTCTGCTTTGATAAGTCATCATAGAAGTCATTTATCATCTCTATACCTTTTGATATACCAACGACAAATGTTTTTGGTTTTATTTCTATTCCTCTTTCAAGAGTTGCATCTTCAACAAAGTCCATATAGTCTCCCCATTTCTTTGTGAAATTCGGAAGTTCTTGTTTGGCTTTCTCTATTAGGTATTCCAAGTCTTCTCCGGATATATGACTAAGTAGTATTGACTTTGTGAATCCAGCTATTTCCATCTCTTCTATATTATCATATGCGCCCTCGTCAAATAAATGATAGAAGTCTTCATTTGAGACAATCCCATCATTAGTCATCTCAAGTAAACTGTCTATTAAGTCATCAACTAATTGTTTTGACTTTCTTTTTCTTAATCTAAGTTCAGTTTTAACTATACTCTTAATGTCTTCTACGATGTCATCATCCTCTAATATGGTGAAGTCTAGGTGTATATTACTTTTATCCTGAGTCTCTATCTCAAATTCAAACGAGATTGTAAAATAGTCATTTTTGGATTCTATTTCTGATATGTCTCTTGGATTTACTTCCTCGAATAGATTATACCTGGATATATGTCTCATTATCTATATATAAAAAATAATATATACCAATTATGAGTCAATTTTCGAGTATAGAAAAAGGATGTGAGTGTTGTGGTAATAAACTTATTATTAAATCAAATAGGGATATAACTAGAAAGAGATTTTGCTCTACATTTTGTAGAAACTCACAAACACAGAAAATAAAATGGGAAAATATATTATATCGAGAAAAAATGATATTATTGAACTCTATCCCAAACCCAAAGAAAGGTAGACCAGGTATTAAAAGAGTTCAAGTGATTCAAAAGTGTATCAATTGTGATAATCACATTATCAAGACAAATGCTGAAATAAGAACTGGTCATAAAAAATATTGTTCGAAACAATGTAAAATTGACTACTTCAGCAATGTTAAATATGTGAATTTGGATAAATTTAAAATTTATAGGAGAAAAGTAGATAGATTAACGAAGAAAATTAAGTCTATATTACTTGAGAAATGGAATGGATATGATTATTATGATGGTGAATATATCTTAGATAATTTTAATTTAAAATATACACATGGTGATTATCCAACTGTTGATCATAAAGTTTCTGTGTATTATGGGTTTATAAATAATATACCACCGGAAGAAATATGCCAAATAGATAATCTATGTTTTACTAAGAGGAGAATAAACTATAACAAATCCAAGTATGAAAATTAATGAAGTCGCAAAAAGTCAACAACAAATGAAGTACATATATGCAATGAGACATAAATATGGTACTAAGAGAAAGGCTCCCAAAAATATGAAGTGGGTTTTTGACGAAGAGTGGACAAGTGGGGTTAAAATGAAAAAATTACCAAAAAAAGTGAAAAAGAAAAATGAATCACGTATAATGAATTTCAATTCATTTGTTAATGAATCGAGAGGTCATGATGAATTTACTATGTCTGATATGGAGTTTGTAAAAGACCTATATGATGAAGGAATGACAGACATTAAAGATATCGCAAGAGAATGTGAAGGTATACTATCCAATAGAAGTGTTGGAACGGATTGTGAAGACACAGTTAAGGATATATTATTTGCATTAAAAAGATCAGGTGAGATAAATGAATCTGAACATTTTGATGAACATGATGATGAGCATTCTGGGTGTGGATGTCATATCTGTAATTGTGTAGGTGGGTGTAATTGTGGATGTTGTTGTTCTGATAATACTGAAAAGGAAGAAAAAGATGAACCTTGGTATGACCCAGAAGATTGTGAAGATTGTAGATCAAGTATGGAAGAAAGTGATATTGAATATACACCGGATTTCACTTGGAAAGACGGATGTTGGCATTGTGACCACTGTAATAGACCATTATAATAAAAAAGAGTCAGATTATTCTGACTCTTTTTCTTTTAGTATATTACTAATCAATTCATCTCTGTGTTCTTCCGTGTAGTCGAGAAATGTACCAAGAGAATCCTCCATGACATTTGCAGACCTTCTCTCTCCCTCTTTCTCATTTCTGTATTCTAACTTCCACTCTGAAATAGGGTTCATTTTGATTACCCATAGGTATTTTGGATCACCGAGATCTTCTACTTTTGTTCCTTCTTTTAGAATGAATGAGTTTTCATATAGTGACTCATCTGGTGTGAAATATCCTAGTTTAGCATTATTGTATTTTTCGTAAACCGCCTCAAACATATCCTCGTATATATTATATGGAAAGATTGATTGAAGCCAATCTTTTAGTTCACTCATTCGGTCATTTGAGTATATCTTAGTATTTCTAGGATTTTCTGATTTAGACCAAAATGTATCACATTTGAAGTATTTAACCCCTTTTATTTCTACAAATAATACCGCTCTCATTATTTCAACTCATTTAATTTATTAGTTACAATGTTCTTTATTTCCGTTTTATCTGTTTTTCCGGAAATAGCCTCACTAATTTTATTAAATTTTTCTCTCATTGTTTTGAAGTTCTTAATAGATTTCAGCTTATTTGAGTTAGTCGCTGGGTAATTCAATGATGTGTAGCTAGGTATTAAAAACAATTGGTGTTTGATAACACATTTTGTATTATTACCATAGTACGAAATCATATCATTAACATTGGTCACTGATACTTTGTCTCCATTGATTACGATGTAGTTATCACCTTCTACTAATACTTTGTAGAATTCTTCCTTAGTTGTTTGGAATAAGTGATTTGATGTTTTTGTTAAGTAGTTAATTACTTCTGATTTGATTTGTTCTGTTGTTTTCATAATTGTAAGTTTATTTTTTGGTTGTTAATTTAATTATTTGTTTACCTCTTTGATTGATATTTTTCCATTTGATCTTGAAAGAGGTTGAATCAAGACCACCGAACATTTTGGCATTTGAGTGTATCTCCGCTAATCCGACTAATAATAATGTTAAGTGATGTGGATTTTGGCAAAATTCTTCCACTCCTTCTGATTTTAACAGATGGATATCCATGTCATGTTTAATTAATTCGGATGCTATTTTATCATCGAAAATCTCACTGAATACTTTGTGTGATACTTCAGCATGACTTGGGAAATGTTTTTTTCCATCCTTATCCACCTCTACACAATATGGTTTCCCACAATCGTGTAATACTGTGTAATATTTGATAGTTTTATCAGATGGTAGATTGTTAATGAATAAATCTTTATTTTCATATAACCAATCTGGTAATTTCCAGTCGTATTTTAATGGTGTGTTATACTTTAAGTGATTTATTAAATCAAAAGTATAGTTTTTAACGGATATACCGTGCTCTAATACAGACTGACCTTGAGTCTGTTCACATGATTTCATGTCTTTAATTAGATTCTTGAATTTAATCTACTTCATATTATTTTATTTTTTCTTTAACTACTTTTAATAAATGTGGATATAACCACTTTTCGTCTTTTAATTCAACTTCATCTACTAATCCACCATCAATCATTTTTTTCAGTTTTCCTCTATCTATCTGAGATGTTGGATCAATTGAGTTGCTTTTCTTAATGATGTTTCCATTTTCTAATTGAATAAAAACTGTATTTTTTGGAAAAGTGACTGAATTATTTTGGTAATTATACCATTCATATTCTTCTTTTAATTTCCAAGCTTTCAATTCATATTTTTTTGGCTCTTCTTTTTCACTAAAAATTCTTTCTATTTTACACTGTCTTTCATATTCTTTATCCAATCTATACAGTGGTATTATTCTGTATTCCCAATTTTGGGATTTATACATTTTGAGATATGCGCCCATTGCTGAATCTTTACTATTGTAGATTCTGTGGTTCCAGTGATTGTACCACTCTGTCCAATTTCCATTGTAGTTTGTTCTTGATTCAATAGCCCATCCATATGGTTTTATATCTGCTGATGTATGTTGTATCTTTACATCTAATGAATCATCGATGATATACTCTTTACTATCAACAGTTACGATATTTGGTTTGTTGAATATTTTTTTGATTTTATTTGCTATTTTCATTTCCAATCTCCTTATTTTTTAATAAAAGTGGTAAGCTTCTTAATTTTTTTCTAATTTCTGGTGTTCCGTAGAGGCAAAGAGATGTCATCTCATCTACGTCAGGTTCATAGAAGATTACACTTGGTGTTAATTCTTTAAATTTTTCGTAAAGTTTTTTTAACTCAAACTCGTTTTTGACACCTAAGCAGATGATAGAGTTTGATTCCAGTTTCCATTTAGCAAATGTTTCTGGGAATTCAAATGCGAAGTCGGCGATTGAATGTGTTGATTGTACCGCTTGGTACCCTGGTGATATATCCTCTCTTGTGATAATCACTAGTTTTGTTTCCTCGTTGTTAATCTAGTTTTTCATATTGTTTGTTTTTTTGTTTAAAATAAAAAATCTCCTTATCTGTGACCTGTCAATACTTGACAATTAACTCATTAAACTTAATGCATCGAGGCAAATAAGTTGAGTAGTCCCAGTTAAGGAGATTCCGAATTTTATATGTGTTAATCTACATCATTTTCATTTTATTATAGTACAAATATATATTAAAAGTTTTATACCTCCAAATTTTTTCAAAATTATTTTATGATAGCATAAACTTCATAGTCTGTTATTTGGAATTTTATTTCCATCATCTCTTGATAATTTTCTGGATCAGAAAAAAATTCAACAGTTAGCTCAAAACTTGTATTTGTTAATTCGGGTATGTACTCATATATCTGTTCTAGTAAATTTCTCTCTACTGCTTCTGCTGAAACTCTTGTTTGATGTAATAGTTTGGGTAAATCGCCACCAAAGTTCGGTTCACCCAATACTTCACCTTTATTTGTGAATATTATCATCTCATACTTCTGTACAATTACCCTAACTAAATCATCTTCAATTAACTTCTTATCGGTGAATCTTGGATGACCTTTATATCCTATGTAAAAATCTATGAAATTAAAATTTGCCATAAATTATATATTAATTTAATATATACTTGTATGAAATACATCCGAAAATATAATGAATCTGAGAGTGCATATGGTGCCAAAGAGAAGATTGAGAAGTGGAGAAATGATATAATAAAGAAGTTGGTATATTATCATAATAACTTTAGTGATAATTTATCAAAGGAAATAGAACAATTCACTTGGGAATATGAAGACACAAATACTTATACTGAAGTTGATGGTGTGATTGATGCGGAATGTGTTTCTATGTTAATTGATAATGTTCTTCAAGACTGGGTTAGAAACCAGGATAAGTTTTTGGAGTTATATTATGATATTCATCAAACTTTGAAGAACAGGGGAGAAGACTTAACTGAACAATTGAAAGAGATATTTGCTGATTATTTAGATGATGACTCTTTAAGAGTTCGTATTTATAGAACTGCTGATAGCTCAGACGATAGATATGAAATTAGTATAAGTGGTGAAGATAATATGTTCAATAAGATTTCATTCAATGAAATTGTGAATAGAACAAAAGATATTGGGTTATCTAAGTTTAGATATTCTGGAGATGACAGTAGTATTTCTTTCTCTTTTTGGAAAGAAGTGGATGATAACTACGATGATGTTGAAATTGATGATTAAATCAATATATCCCTAAGTTTACCAATTATTGTCATTCCCAATACTATTGGGTCTGTATTTGTTTCCAATTTAGAGGTGTAGTCAGCAATAACATAATTACATTCAAATAACTTGTCTATATTTTTACCTTCTGATATAGACCAATCTATAAATGGCTTACCTAATATAGAGACCATTGAATCTATCTTCTCGGCTCCAAAATTACTCATTAGGAAGTGGTATGTTTTTTCATAGTCAACATCTTTATCATATAATAGACTATATAATTCCAATTTAAGTTTATTGGATACATTAGAAGATGATTGTATAAGTCCACCAGTGTTCATGAAATTCTGGATACTTACCATTATTCCTCTGAAGTCGGGAAACTTTTTATTTATAATCGATACCAAGTCTTCTTTAGATATTGTTACTTCTTCTTTAGGTAGAATTGTATTTTGTATTCTTTTATACATCTCTGTCTTCAAGAATTTTTCTTCTTCAACATCTTGACAATCAAAGTTAACTTCTATGAATCTTGATCTAATTCCTGGTGTTATCTTATTTAAGTGATTGGTTGTTAATATGAACCTAACATTCTTGTGATACTTTTCAATAAATGCTTTGAACGCATCTTGAAATTGTGTAGATACTCTCTCGAACTCATCTAAAAATACATATTTAATATCCGAATCTGAATCCATCATCGGAGTCACTTTACAGAAATTTTCTATCTCTGATCTTAAGACATCAATAGATGTAAACAATGAACTATTCAATTCTAAAAATGCTTTGTCCTTTGTGTACTTACCGATTAATACTCTCGCAAGAGTCGTTTTTCCTGTTCCATAGTGACCATGAAATATGTAGTTACTATTTACACCTTTTTCAAATTGTTTTTTTATTCTAGGTAATAGGATTGTATCGTCTATTGATTTTGGACGCCATTTTTCCCATAAAAGAAGTTCGTTTGTATTTGACATAGTTAATATATTGTTGATCGGAGGGAAAGTTTAATTTTTATATATACAGTATGATTGGTGAAAGGTTTAATTTTGAAGACGTATTTTTCCGTGATTTGACAGTGTGTGTATTGGATACACTTGAAGGTCAAGTTAAATGGTTAAATAGGTTTGCGGCGGGAGATAACTATGTTAATGTCCCATTTTACTACTCTTTAACTGGAGATGAGAGGTTTCTATTAGATTCTTTTCAAGATGATGTTGTTTCACAAAACAGATTTGTTGAGTTAAACACAGATATTGTCCCAAGAGGTCACTTAACTATGACCGGATTTAATATAAAGTCAGATGAATTTGCTAATCCAAATGTTTGGCTTAGAATGGTTATTGAAAATGAAGTTGAAATAAGAAAGGTTTTGGCAAAAGTTAGAGCTATTCCTATTTCAGTTAATTTCGACTTAGCTATTATGGTAAATAGTGAAATCGATGTTTTTAAGTGTAGTCAGGCTATAATGGATACGTTGTGGCTTTATAGATATATGTATTTTGAACATAACTTCATGAACATAGATGCTATAATGATAATGCCAGATACAGAGCAAATTGAGATAACAAGGGAGAAGAATATGTCGAGTGATAATGCTATAAAGTTATCATTATCATTTGAAGTTCATACATATTATCCAGCTTTGAGAAAAGACAGAATGGGATCAAATGGAACTGGACCAGCGACTGGGCCTGGTGGAACAGGTGGACCAGGAGACTACTTAAATACACAGTCTGGTGTAACTCCTTCTGACCAGCAGGGTTCTTACTTGAATCCTTCGTATGCTATAGTTCCTAAAAGAACAAGATGGTTCAACAATATATTGAAATCTAGAGAGAGTTCTACCGCTAGACCAAGTAACCCAAATTCAGAAAATGACAATACTAATCAGTAAAAGAAAAATGGTAAAAATTGACATTTTGGAACTAATATATAGTTTATATAAAAAATAACATTTTAAAGTATGAAGAATCTTAAACTAGAGCTGTTTAACTTCAAAAAGAACCTTTCTCTTGATCAAGAAGAAGTTTCAAGAATAGTTGAGGCACATTTAAATTCATGTAATGACTTATCGGAAAAGACTATTGTGCTTTCGCTAAACGAAAGACTTAAGCCATATACATATGATAAGGATGTTAAATCTTTGCTAGAAGGTTTAAATGATGATATGAAAAATTACGAACTTGTTTATGAATTAAAGAACCTATACAGCGTTCTTAGCTCAAAAAACCAGGGAGAACTTTACAGACAACCTATCAATGTTTTGTTACAAACAATTAATCTTGAGTCAGATCAAGATAGAATGTCTAAGATTCTTAATGAATTGGCAGTATATGACTGGGTTCCAGAAATAAAATTATTTGTTCATAACTTAACAAAATCTCCTGAACAAAGATCAAACCTTTTAAGTGGTGGTAAAGGAGAGTCAATCTTCACTATTGTTGAACAAGTTGAAGATGGTCACATAGCTCTTGTAAAAGATTCTTGGTTCATTTTAAATGAAAATACAATTGAGAAGACATTACTTGAGACTCATGTTAAGGATGAAGAAACTCTTAGAACTTTAAGAATGTTAGAAACAGCTATGAAGTATGCTTATGTTACTGAAGATAGAGTTAATTTCAGAATTTCTGAATATTTAACCATCGGTCTTGCAGTTAATGAGAAAGGTGGTATCTTCATTAATGATGATGAAATGAACGAAGAGACAACTCTTGAAAGTTTATTCTCATCTCCAATTGTTCCTATCGTGAACAAAAACTTCTACCCATTATTAGTTGAAGTTTCTAAAAATTTATCTAACTTCGTTGAATTAGACGTTGTTAAGAGAATTTCTAACTTAATTAACCCATACTTAGAAGTATTTGCATTTAATTATAAAAACAGTACATACTTATACAGATGTGATGAGAGATATGGTAACTCATTCTTCAAATATGAGTCAGCTCTTGAATTAGTTAACGAAGTAAGAAACGAGTTAAACTATGATTTAACATATTTCTATGAGAATAGATTAGATAAAGAAGTAGTTGCTAAGAAAAAACTTGAAGACAAAGAAAGAGAAATTTCTCTTAAATTAGAAGATGTGAACTTTAACATTTCAAAAGTTAAAGGTTCTATTCAAATGATTGGAGAATCTCAAGTATTATCACAAGCATTAGGTAATCTTGAAAAGAGAAAAAATTCTTTAGAGACTGAACTACAAGCTGTGAAAGAATTACAATATAAAGAAAGAATTAAACTTTAATTTATTATTTTAATATCATGAAATTAAACCCTGATTTTTTAATCGGGGTTTAATCTTTTTAAAAAATACTAATATAATGATTAAAGCATTCCACATAGGGGAACCCTAAAAAAATAAATGCTTAATAATGTATCTTAATAATAAAGATTTGTATGTTGAAATAATAGTATCAAAGGCACAAGGAAAACTTACCAGAAACGCTGAGAAAATGTTAGAGTTGTTGGCTAAAAAAACAATTAAAAAGATGAGATATTGGTCTAACGATGATAAACTTGATTGTTATCAAAGTGGACTCTTAGATATGTTTCAAAACTGGTATAACTTTAATGAAGAAAAATCTGTAAATGCTTTCGCATACTTCACAGAAGTCTTTAAGAGAGGTATCGCTAAAGGATATAACGAACTCTATAAGAAGAAAGGTGACAACGAACATCTAATAAAACTAATTTCAATAGAAGGTTCAAATGAAGGTCAAGGATTACACTCACTCTAGTGTTATGGTCACTGACCTATTTACTTATGATATGGTTACTGATCCGGGATTTTCCGACTCTAAATTAGAGATGCCTTATGAACTTTGGATTAAACTTAGAAATAATGAGAGAAAGAGATTAATTTCAAATATTTTAGACAAAATAAAAAAACCACTCGATTGAGTGGTTTTCTTTTTATTTCTTTTTGTATCTTTTACTTTCCATTGTTTCTGATGAGGCTACATTTCTAACAGCTGGTTCTTCTACACCAACCATTCTGCTTTTACCTCCTTCAGTTGCGTAACTTAAAGAGTAAACACCAAGTTCAACATCTTCATTTTGATTAGCAATGAATTCCATTTTATCTTCAGCTTCTTCTTGAGAATTAGCTCTTACAGTGATATCACAAGTGAATGTGTAATAGTTATTCACATCTGTATCTTCACCCCAATTTTGTTTAGGTTTTTGTTCATATAGTTCGTTGAACTTCTTAATCTTCATAATAATGAATTATTTTTTAATAATGTATATATTATTTTTTATAACGTAATTTATATATAAAAAACAAAAACCCACTTTTCAGTGGGTTTTTTTATTATGCCAATTCATTTATTTCACTGAATACTGTTTCAAGCATTCTATTTGATACTAAATAAGGGTCGCAGTTTGAGGCAGGTCTCCTATCTTCAAAATATCCTTTCTTATCAACTATTGCCTGAGCTGGTATTCTGATTGATGTGTCTCTTGTGCTATATCCATAGCTAAAGTCATGTATACCTGATGTTTCATGTTCACCGGTTAATCTTTGTTCATTGTGTAATCCATATACATCAATGTGATTTTGATGATTTTTTTCAAGTTTAATCATCGATTCTTTTATTATATCGATACCACCTTCAGATCTCATTTCTTTAGTCGAGAAGTTAACATGACATCCTGTTCCATTCCAATCACCTTTGATAGGTTTTGGGTGAAGAGATACATTGACATTATGTTTTTCTGCCACTCTTTGTAATAGATATCTAGATATCCATAATTGATCTGAACCATTTAATGCGGTTACTGGTCCAATTTGATACTCCCATTGTCCTAAAAGAACTTCTGCATTTATACCAGATATTTCTAAACCTATATTTAAACATAGATTCATATGTTCTTCTACTATTTCTCTACCAACAACAGTATCAGCTCCTATTCCACAGTAATAATCACCTTGTGGTCTTGGAGTTTGACCTATTGTAAATCCTAATGGTAAACCAACTCCCTCAGAAAATGGTGAAACTGGTTTGTGTGTCAGTGTGTATTCTTGTTCCCATCCAAACCAAGGTAATTCTGATTTTGGTGAGTTTTCATTTATTCCTAGTTCTTTTAATCTATTTACTAGTTTGTGTCTGTTATTTGATTCGTGTGGTGTTCCATCTGGACTCATAACTTCACATAAAACTAATTTAGAACCATTATTTCTAAATGGGTCGTTTACTACAAATACTGGTTTTAATAAACAGTCAGTATTTTTGCCTTTTCCAGATAAAGCTTGTTTTGTTGAACTTCCATCAAATGACCAAATTGAATAGTTTGATGGGTCATTGTTTTCAATGGGTTCAGATATTTTTGTCTTACTTCTCAGTTGTTGTGGGTTATTCCCATCCAACCAAATGTACTCTAACATGATTTTATTCATATGTATGGTTTTATTTTTGTTTATTATATTAATTTTTAAAACTTAGTTTCTTCCAAAACATACAATTTTTATAAAATGAGATCGATGAATAAAGTAATTTTACAATTTTGGGAAGAGTCCGAAAGAGGATGGGGAACTAGACCTGATGGGTGTTCACTTCATTTAGACATTAATAGTAGAAACTCATATGTTGAGAAAATATATGAAGATAGAAAGTCATCTGATGTTCCAGATGAGTATGATAGAATTGTAGGTGAACCAATAGACGCTTTTATAAGTGATGTTATGTTTGCTAGAGTTAAGTTGAAAACTAATGTTAGAATACACGAGCATGAGTTAAATAATTTAATGAATATGGCAGAAATAATAGTTAAAGATGATAAATAGTATTTTCTATATTCTATTGTTTCTATTCATTTGGAATGAATTCTATTATGTTAGAAATAGAAACAAATTAGCTACTAAATTTAGGGATAGGGCAATTGAGTCTTATACTTTATTTGACGTAGTATATTACCTAACTAGAGTTTTTTATTGGTTTTGGTTAATCATTGGTTGTTTTTCACATTTACAGCATTATTTTCAGATAATAATACTGTTATCATTGGGTAAATTTATATTATACCACTTAAATAAGAAAATATACGATGTATATGACTTAATAATAGCTATTGTGTCAATAGTTACTTTAATATTATTATTTGTTGATAGGTTTATAAGTTAAACCTTTTTAATGTATCTTCGGTTATAACAATGAACTTATAACCCTTTTTCTCACACCATTTAATCATTGTTTGCCACTTTTCTGCATTCTTTTGAGCCATTTTGAATTTATATTCAAGTGATTGTAGTTTCTTTAATGATGTTTTTTCTGGTGTTTGAAATTTACCTTCTGTGAATAACACCGCGTCATTATATTCTGCTTTTGGTTTTACCTCAGCTATAACAGTCTGAATGCTACCATCTGGCATTTTTAGTTCATAGTAGAAATCTGGATAATATGAGTGTTCTTTTATTTTTAACTCACCATTTACAACGTGTGTCATTTGATAAGGTATTCTTATACATTCGGATCCCCATTTTACAATCTCCTTTTTATTATCCAACCAAGTTATTATTTTCTTTTCCCAAGAGCTTCTAAAGAAAACTCCACCTTTGGCATTTAACTTAATAACTTTGTCTTTATGTTTTGGGATATAATTCCCTTGATTATACTTGGAGTTATTTGGTGCTGAATTTAACATATTTATATATGTGACGTTTTTTTATATATAAAAAAACTCTTTTTTCGATATGGGTGCATTACAAGACAAAGTTGATTTGAGTCTATTGGTATATGGCAATGGAGTAGCTGATAATTTTAAAAATAACTCACTATACTTTTATGATAAGTATCAAAAGAGTGATAAGGAAATAACAAGCATAAATGTAAAGGATATTAAACTCGGTGGTTTTTATTTCCTTCACTATCTGGATGATTCTAATTGGATGAGATGGTCACCTATTTTTGCTTGTGATTATAGAAAGTTCTCTAATCAAGTTATTTTATTTGGTGTGAACTTTAACTTTATTCCTTTGGAGGTTAGAGTATCTATTTTTGATAAGTTTATCACGGAAGAAGATTTTGAGAAAGACACCTTACTTAAGGTTGATTATGCAGGTGTTTATAGAGAGCTTTTAAAATATGGATTTGAGTATGCTATAACTGAGTATAATTTGATACAGGTTAAATTTGTACACAAAATATCTATGAATATGGTTCCTAGATTTTTATATTCACAACATCCTCAAAATAAATATGATCCAAATAAATTAGTTCAAATATGGAATGCTAAATTGGACTCAAGAGATAAGAGACATAAAGAGATGATGTCATCACTATTATCTGATTTCTATGATGTTAATGGTGAGATAAAGGATAAATATAAAAAACTCAAAGAACACATACAAAGACTGCAAAATAGTGCAGAAAAATATGGTGGAAAATAATTAATATATAGTTAATATGAAACATCTTAGAAAATTCGAAGAACTTGACTACTCTACATATAGTAGTGCTGCTGCAAAACTTAAGCAACATGGTCAAAAGGCAAGAGCTGCAAAATTATCATCTCACGCTGAAGAGATGGAGATGAAAAGAATAAATCAAATGTCATTTGATATTCTTGTTGGTGAAACTAGACCATTTAATGATGCTAAATATAAATCAGTAAATGTTTTAAGAGAGAGTGGCGCTAAGGGTATTGTTTGTATTTTCGAGTCAGGTAATAACACACACAGAGTATTGTCTACTATCAACGCTGATGGTTCTGTTATTTGGAGAGACTATAATAAATTTGCTAATAGAAAATCAGTTAATGAATATCAGAAATTACTAAGAATGTTGGGTGAATTTCAACCAGAAGTTAAGAAACTTTTAGAGGAGATGAATTTAACTCCTGACTCATTAAAAGTTGTTCCTAGAACATTTTATATTTAATTGGCCTACCCTGGGTTTGGAGGGGCATCATATTTTTAATATATACCATTAAATTTTAATTTTTTAAATGGCTTCATATAACCCATCAAACACACAGGGAAATTTTCAATATATTAATTCTGCAGTTGAGAACAAGGGATTGTTTTCGAGAATTTTAAGAAACTTATCATCTCATGGTATGAACTATGATGACATGATAGTTAGAAACCAAGTTGGTGTTGGTATAAATGAAGATCCATATGCTGCTAGAGGTAATAGCATGTATGATTTCTTCTCACAGAGAGCTGTTGCCTCTGTCCTTAATAAGAAGTCTATTCCATATTTAGATAAATCATACGGTGATAAAAGAAGAATTTTAAGAGAATATTCTATAAAGGATGAGATAAGAGATTTCGTTAGTACTATATGTGATGAATCAATTATCTATAATGATAAGGATTTCTGTCAACCAAAGCCATTATCAAATGATTACCCACAAGAAGTTAGAGATAAGTATCAAGAGTATTTTGAGAAAGTTTATAATAAGTTTGGATTCTCCGATAACATTAGTGCTTGGAATATGATGAGAGATTTTTTAATTGATGGGTATGTTGCGGTTGAGATAATCTATGATGATAAGAAAAAGAATATAATTGGATTTAATAGACTAAGACCCGAAACATTAGTTCCCGCATATGAGCCATCTATTGGTCATTTGTGGATTCAATTTCCTGAAGATCCTCAATTGAGAAGGATATTTTTAGATTCTCAGATTATTTATATTTCATATTCAACGCAAAATGACTATTCTGAAACTTCATATGTTGAAGGTTTGATTAAGCCTTATAACCAATTAAAGATAATTGAACAAACAAGAATAATGTTCAACATCATTAATGCTACTGTTTATCAAAAGTTTACTATACCAATTAAGGGATTACCTAGACAAAGAGCTGAAGAGCAAATTGGTCAGTTAATACATGACTATTCTGAAGAAGTTGAGTGGGATGATTCACTTGGTACTTTAACTATAAATGGAGCTAAACACTTACCTTACAATAAACAAGTTTGGTTTCCTGAGGGAGATGCTGGTACTCCAAATATGGAGTTAGTTTCACCAGAAGGACACAACTTAAATGAGAGTGATATACTAACTTGGTTCTATAATGCATTAAAAAGGGCATCTAAGATTCCTTTCCAGAGATTTGAAAAGGAAAATGGTGGTGGTAATATATTTACCGATGCTGCTGAGATGACAAGAGATGAGGTTAAGTTTTCTAACTTCATTGGGAGATTAAGAGCTAACTTTAAAGAATTAGTAGTTAAGCCAATAAAATTACAAATGATGATAGAGTTCCCTGAGTTAAAAGAAGATGAGATATTTATTAATCAAGTGGATATATCATTTAACTCCAATCAGTTATTTGAAGAGTGGAAGAAGATCGGAAACATGGAGAAGAAAGCCGGTGTTCTATCAACGTTACTTGGTATTCAAAAGGCTGATGGTAATCCATACTTCCACATTGAGTACTTAATAGATCACGTATTTAAGTTATCTCCAGAGGAGAAAGAAGAAAATAAGAAATATTGGACTAAAGAGGGTGCTGGTGGTGGATCTGCTACAGAAGGTGGTGGAGGCGCTGAAGGTGGCGGTGAAATGGGTGGTCCTGAAGGTGGTGGAGAAGCCGGAGGTCCTGAAATGGGTGGTCCTGAACCGGGTGGTGAAGCTGGTGGAGGTGCTGAAGGTGGCGGTGAAGCTGGTAGTGAATTTGAATTTTAACAAAAAATCCTCTCAAATGAGAGGATTTTTTAATTATCTATATAAAACACTACTTTATTTCTTTTTTCGAGTTTCATGACTTTTATCTCTAAGTCTATTTCATTTGAGATTATTTCTTTTAATATCTTACCATTAGGAGTTGTCATTGTTTCTATTGTGACTTTCAATCTTTCTACCGTATCATCCTTTATTATGAAGTTCATTGATACTATCTTAAATGCAAATTTGGTAATACTTATTTCCTCATTTTCGGGTTTACCGAGTAGTCCAAGAAACTCCCATGATCCTGATGATATCTCATCTATTGCGAATTCAACTTTCTTGCCCTCTAATAGAGTATTTAGTTTTACCTCTCTAAGGTATGACTTGAATTCTGGTAATGGTTCTAAAAGATGGTTAAATGATGAGAACACCAATTCGCTTTCTAAATTAACTATAAAATCTTTTCTCAATTTTCAATTTCCTTTTTTGATATGTTGTCAACTCCGTACTTATCGACTAATGTTTTCTTCATCTTAGCCAATACTTTTCTATTTTGAATTGGGTAATCAACACCATGTGTCTTTTGTAGTGAATTTTTTCTTTTTGTTTCAGAACATTTTCTACAATAGTATTCACCCCATTTGTTATTGTACTTTACATAGTTTTTGAATATGACTTCTTTTTCTTTATCACATCCTTCTCCGTCACATTTACATTTTATTTTAAAATGAGAACCTTTTGATAGTAATTCAATTGGTATTACCAAATCATCACCTATTGAAACATCGTCATATCCCATATCCTCATAATATTGGAAATTGGATTCAGTTATTCTTATAGTTATCTCCCTGGTTAGTATCATGGATTTTTTACAATTTTACTTATTTATTAAAAAATACACGCTTCTTCCATGATTATTATAGGTATTTGGAAAATAAGTACTATAAAAAATCCACCTCTGGAAAAAAAGGGTTCTGGTCGACAATATATACTTTACCTTAAAAAATAAGATATTTTAAATGAAACCAGTTTTAATCGTAGAAAACTCGACAAATTCCCTGGTAAAAGAGAGCACTTCTGGTAAGAAGGATTATATCTTGGGTGGTATATTCACTGAATTCGGTGTTAAAAATCGTAATGAAAGAATTTATACTGCTGACAAGTTTCTTCCTTGTTTAGAAGAGTTAAACGATCGTATGAATACGTTCGGTACTGTTTACGGAGAGTTTGATCATCCTGATGTATTTGATACATCCCTATCTAGATCATCACATATTATCACAAAAGCTGAATATATGAAAGAGTCTAATAGAGTTGAGGGTGAAATTAGATTATTGAGCACTTATTGGGGTAAAGAAGCAAGGGCATTAGTTGATGACGGATGTCCAATTTTCGTTTCCTCTAGAGCTGCAGGTATTACTGAGTCTGACGGTACCGTAACATTGAAGAAGTTATTTACTTATGATATTGTTGCTGACCCAGGATTTGCATCTGCAAAAATGAGTGTAAAAGTACTTAATGAATCATTCGGTTACTCAAATAACACAAACTTCAGGATATATGAAATGTCCGATGAGTCAAAAATTAATGAATTATTCAATATGAACAAAAATGACTTTGTCACTAAAAAACAATTGACTGATTACTCTCAGTATCTAATTAAAGAATTAGCTACTACTAAGAAAGAAGTTAAGAATGCTTTAACTAAAGGTAATCTAAGTCCAAAGAAGTTAGAAACTCTTCTAGAATACTATGAAGAATTACAATCAACTAACTCACAAATCGTTAAGTATCTTGACTACCTTGCTGAAAAGGTACAAGTTGTTGTTAACGAGAACTCATCATTAAAAAAGACAGCTGATAAGCTTATCAAACATAATGATTATTTAGCAGAAAATTTAGAAAAAGCTATTAACTATACTGAATATCTTGCTGAAAATCTTGATAAGAATATTGACTACTCTGAATATTTAGCAGAAAACTTAGATAAGAATATTTCTTACGCTGAGTATTTAGCTGAAAATCTTGATAGAAACATTTCATATTCAGAATATATCGCTGAGAATCTTGATAAAAACATTCAATACTCTGAATATTTAGCTGAGAATTTAGATAATAATATCGCTTATTCAGAATATATCGCTGAGAATTTAGATAAGAACATTTCTTACTCTGAATATTTAGCTGAACATTTAGATAATTCTATCGCTTACTCTGAATATTTAGCAGAGCATGTTGAAGGAAATATCGCTTATTCAGAATATATCGCTGAACATTTAGATGATAACATCGCTTATTCAGAATATATCGCTGAAAATCTTGACAAATCAATTTCTTACCAAGGAATGATCGTTGAGAAATTAAATGGTGGTAAACTATTCGAAAGTAATGGTGAAATGTTACCATCTCTAGATGCTGCTGGTTTTGAATCAGTTGGTGAAGAAGAGGAAGAAGAAGAGTGTGGTCCATGTAATGATGAACTACCTCAAGAGGAAGAAGAAATGGCACCAGCTATGGAAAATGCTTCTCAAGAAGAAGAGGAAGAAGAAAACGCTGAAGTAAATGCTTCAGAAGAGGAAGAAGAGGAAGAAGTACACGAACAAATCAGTGGTAGCTCTGACACAGAATTATCACAATCTATTGATAAATTAATTGAAGAGGCTAAAAAACGTAAAGTCTCTGAATCAACTGACTTGAATTTCTTAAAGTTCTTAAACAAGTCACAAGTTGATAGCTTCTATGCATTAAATCCGGAAGAACAGGAAACTGTTAAACTTCACATAAACGAAAGAAGTTATTTCACACAAAAGGATGTATTAGCATTAATTAGTGAAGCGTTATCTGCAAAGAATGAATCTCTTGAAGAAAGAGTAATCAGATTGATGCCTGAAAACGTTAAGCCAATCTGGAATCAGTTAAATGAATCTTCTAAGAAATCTATCTTATCACAAGCTAGATTATATCCAGAAGATGTATTAAAAACTGAAAGTCAAATTGAGCATTTCTGGTTGACCAGAAATCTTAAGAAAAATGAATCTGTAACTAAGCAGTTAGTATCTCACGAAAGTTTAATTCAAGAAGATAGACTTTCTGATAAAGATGTACAAGCTATAATGGAAAGATTCAAAAACATTTAATCTGTATATAAAAAATCCACCCTTGAAAAATATAGGTTTAGGACACATATATATAGATATACAAAAAAGAAAAAATTAAATTATGTCACACATTAGAATAGACAAACAAAAAGCAGTTAAGAAGTGGGCACCTGTTCTTGAGAACATGGGTATCACTGGCGACAGAGTTGATTGGATGGCTGAGTACGCTGAGTTTCACCAAATCAATGAGAACGCTTATGTAAACGCTTCTAACGTAGCAGGTATGGGTTCAGTAGTTGCTGCTCAACCTTCTTCATTAGCTGGTAATACAATCACATCATTTGCAGGCCAAGTTGGTTCTGGTGATGTTGGTCAAAACCTTTTACCAGTAGCTATGAAAATCGCGGCTCAAACAATCGGTCTTGATTTAGTAGCAGTAAAACCATCTCCAGGTCCAAAAATCGATTTATTGTACATCGACTTCCAGTATGATGATACACAAATGGGTGACCAAGATGAGAGACCACAAGTTTTCAAATTAAACGTTACTGAGTTATCAACAGTTCAAACAGCTTTAAGAGCTTTCATGACTGCTAACTCTATCAACGAGACAACTGGTGGTATGAACGGAAGAATTTGGGTAAGACTTAACGCTAACTCAGCAGTACCTTCTTTCACTACAACTGACCAATCTGCTAACTCTAAATATGGTACAGCTGAATTCTTAGGATTCTCTCGTATCGATGGTTATCCAATGTTCAGAGCTTACAGACAGTTTAACACTGCTCACACAGCTGTTAGTTCAGCAAGTACTCTTTGGTCATTCGATCAAACTAGAAACACATTTAACCCAACTCAATCAATGGTTGCTCAAATCACTGCTATTGGTACTTACTCAGTAACAGGAGTTGACGTTCAATTAGTATCAGCACTTGAAGATCATATCCCTGGTTTCTCTGCAAACTGGAATGGTTCATCTTCTGCAGCTTTCGCTGGTAACTATCCAATGGACAGAGCAATGGACGATAAGACTTACGCTGGTGTTATCGGTCCTAAGATTTCTTCTAAAACAATCGCAGTTGGTACTATCGAAGTAACTTCAGCATTGAGAAGAACTGAAATCGAAGATATTAAAGCTAACACAGGTATGGATATCGTTCAAAAGATGGAATCTATCCTTGTTAACGAATTATCTCAAACAATATCTAAGCAAATCGTTGCTAAGATATTCGAAATGGGTGATCTTAACAGAACATCTGCTCCTTTATTCGGAGGTACTCCAACTATCACTGGTCAAACTATATTTGACTTAGATACTGACTACGTTGGTACAGGTGGTCCTGGTGGAGAAACAACACACGCTATTCAACGTAAGTTAATTACTAAGATAGCACACGCTTCTAACTTCATTGCAACAGAAGGTCGTGTTGGTCCAGCTCAGTACTTAATCACTAATGGAGGTCTTGCAGCAGCTTTACAAGATATCGCTGGTTATACAATTAACCCAGTTAAATCTAAGATGAACTCTCAAGGTCAATTATACCCAGTAGGTACAATTGGAGATATTTCAATATATGTTGACCCATATATGAAGTATAACGATAACAGAATCGTTCTTGGTAGAAAGAACAATCCTGACCAACCAGGTATCATCTTCGTTCCATACTTAATGGCACAATCAATATCTATCATCTCTGAAGCTACATTCGCTCCGCGTATGTTACTAAGAAGTAGATATGCAGTTGCTGAAGTAGGTTGGTTCCCACAAAAGCAGTTCATGACTATCAAAGTTAAGGATACTAAACAATTCTTAAACTAAGAAGTCTCACTGAGATATCGAAAAAAGTCCCTTCATTGGGACTTTTTTCATTTTAAATAGTTTGTAAATTAATATATACACTATGGAAGCAAAGAAGTATATACTTGCTGTTGATTACCCAAGTAATGGTAATATTAAACTTTGGTACTATGATACTATTGGTGAAATATTAGATGAGATAAAATGCTGGATATTAGATGATGATGAGGATCATGATTTGTTAAGTGTTAGTGATGAATATGTTGAAGATAGATTATCCGAAATGGAAATTACATTTTCTATCTATAAGTATGGTGAGGAAGATCCTATTTCTGAATTATATTCAAATCCAGATGATAAATTTAGTGATTGGTTGGATGAGATGACATCTATTGTAGAAAATAATGTTATTAAATATGACCAGTTTATTACTGAAGGTAAAAAAGATAAATTCCCTAATATTAAAAAGGTTGTGATTGATGACTTTGTTGTCTATGTAGGTAGAGATTCATTATCAAACGACCATTTAACATTTAATATGTCACATCCAGAAGATATATGGATGCATGCGAAAGGTGTTCCAGGTAGTCATGTTGTTATAAGAGTTAGAGAGAATTTACCTACGAAAGAGGTTATAAGAAAGGCAGCAGAGTTAGCTGTTAAGAATAGTAAGGCAAAAGATGATAAAACCACAGTAGTTTATTGTCAAAGAAAATTTGTAAAGAAAGAAAAAGATATGAAACCAGGACAAGTTAAGGTTGATTATGTCAATTCTGAGGAAATTACTATTTAAAATTAATATATACATAAGTAAAATAAATTTATTTATTAATGGCAGAGAAAGAAAAGGGTACACCAAGACTAAAGTTCACACAAGAACTTATTGATATACTTAAGCAAATTGAAGGAGAGAATGATTATTTAGCCTTTGAATTGTTGGGTATGGAGGAAGAAGATGCTAGATACCACAATGGTTTAGGTATAACACTTGTTGGGACATCCAAACAAGATTGGTGTTTCGATGTTGTTATAAAGAACAAAATACATCCTATGAAAATAGGAAAGTTTGTTAGATACTTTATCGGTAACAAAGGAATTGTTGATGATAAAGAGATATACAAATTTGCAGACTTATATAATAAGATTAAAAATGGAGAGCCTGAAAAGCACGAATATGAACCTATAAAAGTTCCTCCTTTTTCTTATAATCCAAAGGATGTTAGAGCTACATTCCTTTCAATGGTTACTAAAACGTATCCACATGGACACGAAGAAGAAGTTCTTCAGTTTTTACCAGAATTACAGAAAGATTCTGTTGGTAATTATTACCTAATAGTTGGTAAATCAGAAACAATGTTCACTAGTCACTTAGATACTGCTGATAGAAAACAAGAAGATACCGTTTTATATGACGCAGAAGAAAAGGGAGAGTCTTATATTATAACTGATGGTAATACTATATTGGGTGCGGATGATAAGTCCGGAGTTACTGTTATGTTGTATATGATTGCTCACAATATTCCTGGATTGTATTATTTCTTCGTTGGTGAAGAGAGAGGTGGTATTGGTTCTGGTAAGTTAGCCGCTATATTTGATACTGTACCTTATCTAAAGAGTATTAAGAGATGTATATCATTCGATAGAAGAAGTTATCACTCTGTCATTACTGAGCAATTAGGTAGAAAGTGTTGTTCAAATGAGTTTGGTACAGCTTTATGTAAGGAATTTAATAAGAGTGGATTGGTTAAATTATCACTAGATCCAACGGGTATTTATACTGACTCTGCATCATTTATTGATGATATTCCGGAATGTACTAATATTTCAGTTGGATATATGCATGAACATACTGGTGATGAATATCAAAATATAACATTCTTAGAAAATTTATGTAAAGCATCTTTATCAGTTAATTGGGAATCATTACCTACTGTTAGAAAAGTTGGAATTGACCAAGAAATAGTTAAGAAATATAGAAATTTCCTTAATGAAGTTAAGGCGTCTGCTTTTGCATTGGATATGAAACTGTATGGATATGAAGGTGAAGTATTTTTAAGAGTTGATTTAGATGAAACTGACATTGATCTTATACACAATGATTTAGTTTCATTGAGTGTTTTATTAAAGAAATATAAGATGGATCCTAATATAAGGTTCAGTGGAACCTATTTAAAAATAGAACTAAAGTAATATGAAGTTAAAGAATTATAAAGAGCTATTTGAAGAAGTAGATCCTAAAGACTGGGGAGAAGATGATGATGATCTTTATGGAAGACCACATTATGGAAGTAAGAATGATGACTATGAAGAGTTAAAGAAGAAATTCAAAGAGCAAATGGGTGAATCATTTGATGACGATGATGATAATGAAGATACTTCTGCATCAGATGAAATGGATAACTTATTATATTTACTTAGAACTCTATTTAAGAATGGTGGTGTAGAAGCTGAATTTGAAAGTAAAGGATTAGATATAATGGTTTATGTTGTTCTTAATAAGAGAGAGAAAATGTCCTCTATACTTAAAGTATTCGATTTAGTTAAGAAACTAAAGAGAGATATATTACCTCAATATGATTCAGAATTTGAAATGTGGGAAACTAAATCAGGACTACCAATGTTAACATTTAACTTTGAATATGAAGGTTCTGATGGTGATCCTAACCACGATGGTACTAAGCCATTTGATGACCACGAAGGTTCAATTGACTTCGATGAAGATATTGATGATGAAGATCCATTTGTATAAAATGGAAAAAAGTCTGTTTTTTCTTGAAATATATAATATTCACAAAACCATTTTGTATTTTTAAAATATAAATGTATATTTGTGATATAATTACAAAACACTTGGGGATGTCATAGAATTGATTCGCAGAGTAAAGGTAGTTATGCAGGTATCGGGTGGTAAGATGTCCGATTAATAAATTATCAGACAAAATTGTAAACGGAAACGTAACAGAAGTAGGAACTCGTGAAGATTTAGTAGCGGCACTACAAAACAACATGCTCTTGGTAGAAGAGCCAGCAACTGTCTAACAGCGGTTACTGACAAAAAAATTCTCCACTGATTCACAACAGACCAAAAGGTGAGATTTTTTGTTGTTACTCGTTTGAGTCTTTCAAAATCAAGTAACTATTTTGTGAGTTTAGAAAAATTTAACAAGCCTGTGAATGAATAAATGCAATTAACTGAGGAAGACACGTTGGGCAGTGCAACGTCATCTCCACAAAGAAATTATCCACTCCGCTTCCAGTAGAACAGCGCGCTCAGAGTGGATTTTTTATTATATTTAATTATGAAAAAAAGAAGAGACAGATCAGATATGTAAGTACAAAAAATAACTTACGTATATGTCAAAACATACAAACAAACATTGGTTAAGAGAGAAAGAATTTATCTCTCTTAAAAGAGAATTGGATGAACTTTGGGACACTATTCCTGTCGTTAGATGGAGAAGAATTCCACACACAAGAGTTCATGAGATAAACGCTAGATTGCGTCATAAATTCTATAATGAATATCATGGTTGGTGTCATACTGCCCCAAAACATTATAGAAAAACATTAAATAGAATACAAAGAGCTAAGTCTAAACAAGTTCTTTATAAAGTCCTAAATGGTAAAGAAGTTTCTTTCGAGGATTGTTATAAAGGATGTAACTGGTATTGGTAATGAAATTAATAATTATAAATAGTGGCAATAGAATTTCTATTGACTTTGATTCAAAGGTTAAGATTAACTCTGGTACCTTACACTCTCTTAAAGAACTAGTAACTCTCAAAGATATTGAGAAAGAAGTTCGAGAGTATCTTGGAGTTGAAAATTGGAGAACTAGAGTTATGCCTGGTTTCGATTCAACAACTATACATACTGGTAGTGACGAGGAATATAATCGTATTAAAACTATTGTTAGAAGGGATAATATAATTGAAAAACTATTAGAAAATGATTGATAAATTTGAGGGAGAAAATAGATTTTTATCTAATTTTTACCCATCTGAAATAACACACGAAGGTATTGTTTATCCAACAAATGAACACTACTATGTTGCCATGAAAATTAATGAACCACAGTATATTACAATAGATGGTGAATTGAAAAATCTAGATATAAAAAGATCTAGAGTTTATGTCTCAAAAATTAAAACCGCAGGTGATGTTAAGAGACTTGGTAGAAAGTTAAAGGTCAGAGATGATTGGGATGATGTTAAATTATCCGTTATGGAATATGGGGTTAGACAAAAGTTTAACAAACATGAGGATCTTAAAAATATGTTACTCGATACGGGTGATGAAGAGTTAATTGAAGGTAACTGGTGGGGTGACACTTACTGGGGAGTATGTAATGGTAAGGGGGAAAATCACCTAGGTAAAATACTAATGAGAGTTAGAGAAGAGATTAGATGTCCAACCTCTGTGTGATTTTCTTTTACCACTAGCTACCAGGCATAGTTTTGAGTTACAAATTTATTATCTTTGTATAGAAATGGACGACAATAAACTTAGTCATATATTAGTTATATAACCAATAAAATATTTTTTAAATGAGTATAATTTCCTATTTTGGTGGTAAGTCAAGTAATGTGTTTATGAATTTTATAAACACTCGAATACCAAAAGATGGTAGTATTAAAACCTATGTTGAACCATTTAGTGGAGCAATGGGTACATTCATGGATGATGATTCATTGAAATTTGATACTGTCATTTATAATGATAAGAACAGACACCAAGTTAATCTATTTAAGTGTTGTTCAGAACCCGATAAGTTTATTCCCTATCTTGAAAATATAAAAAACGGTCTACTAAAGACATCTGAGACTGATCCACTTAAGAAGTGGGATTTCTATAAATCTATTTATAAAGATTATACTAAAAATGATTTTTTAGATAATAATAATTTCCAAATTGGTGATTTTGAAAAGGCTGCAATTTATGCTTTCCTTATTACATCTTCACATAATTCTGTTTATCCGAGAGGGGCAGGATTTAATGGATATAAAAAGGATAGAGATAAGTTAAAGTTGGAAGTACTTATTAATAAACTTAAAAAGAACACCTATACACAAAAGCTAAAATCTATTACAGAGTTCTCAAATATTGATTTTGAGGAACTAATTAAAAAGTATGACTCTGAAGATACATTTATGTATCTTGATCCTCCTTATGCTAGATTTAATGAAGATAAGGGAGATGATGATGCGAAGCGTTTATTTTGGTATGGTGCTGACTCTGATGGAGTTTTTGGTCCATCTTCACATAGAAGATTAATAGAATTATTGAAGAATACTAAGTGCAGATGGTCTCTATCATACTACTATTTCCCATTATTGGATGAATTACTTCCTCGTGGTGAATATTACTGGGAACAGAAAGAAGTATTTAGAAGTTCTGCTCAAGGTGGTAATAATCACCAATTAAAGGGTAAACAAGAAAAGGGTGTCGAACTTTTGATAATGAACTACGATCCATCTACTGGTAAGAAAACAAATTTAGCGCATGTGGATAGACGAGTTGAAATCTAGTGATTTAGTCAATGTAATGCCTTACATGACTTTGAATAAGAATCTTAATAACTTTATTAAGATTCAATTTAGTATGGCTTACCATGAACCGGATGAACTATTGAATAGAGATAAATTGATACATCTCGTTTCAAATGAGTTTAATATGGCAATATCGAATAAAATAATGAAAGAGTTTAATTCAGTAAATGTCTTTGATTATATCGATAAAAGTGGTATTGGTGATATTCAAGTTTTACCATTAAATGATGTTATTAAAATAGCTGAGGAGTTTTACCATAAGACAGATTCTTATAAGTATCTAATCACCAATGGTAATTTGGGTAGCTTTCTACAAGATTCTTCAAGATTTACCATTACACCAGTCACTAATAGTATATCAAATTGGTCATCACTTACATATAATATTGGTAAGTTTGGAGATTTGGATGTTTGGATTGATCCAGTTCTTGAATGGAAAGATACAACAGGCTATCTTTTCGATGGAATCAACATTAACATTGGTGATTTCACAGCAACGATCAGTAATCAAGCAACATTTACACCAAGATTGATATTTGACTTAGAGATTGATTTTAGGATTATTAATCCTAAATTATTTTTTGTAGTAACTGATAAGACATCAAAGTCATATTCAAGATACAAATCTCTACTAAGAGATATTAAAATTAATGATGTTTTAGATGAAGAAAATTAGAAATTCATATTTAAGAATAAAACAGAGTGGTGATAATGACCCGAATTCCGGAGTATTTGACCCAGATGTATCTGCTGATATTGATGGTAATGTGAGGGTTGATGGATTGGTATTGGTTGATCGTAAAACTGGAAAAGATTGGCAAATCTCTATATATGATGGTGAAATAATGATAGAACCACTTGAGAAAGAGGAGAGAAGAGATTATAGAATTAAAAAGATAATAACAGATGGAAGTAAGTAAGCATTTGGATAAAATTAAATCAATGGGATTTGATATATCAATTGATTGGAATAGTGAAATTAATATTTGGTATAATGCTAATGATATTTACCCAGCTACTGCTTATTCTGCTGAGATATTACATTGTGCATTCTATCAGAGTAAAACATCGGGATATTCATTTGAACAAGTTATAGAGTCTTGTTGCGATGCTTTCTATGCTTGGTATAATAAAAATGTTGATACTATTAAGTATTTTGATAAAAACTATAATGCAGATGCACTTGAAAAGTTAGAAAGTTGTACACTTGGTGATATTACTAAACAAATTGCAAGAGATTTGAATCTTGTTGATGTGTTGGAAGTATTTGCTAAATACGATAGAGATTAATGTTCTCCACTTCTTGTTACATTTATATCTTGTGTTATATCCTCTACTGACCAGTATCCTGTTTCAGATTTAACTTTTTTAGATGTTTTCTCTAAGACATTTTCAATTTCCTCTTCTAAGATTTGCATATCATATGTGAATTGATTTGCAATTTCTTCAGCGATGAATCTTAATTCATCTAACTTTTCTGCCTCGTCTGTGATAGCTCTTGATTCTTGAATTCTTGATTGAAGCCAACTTGTATGTTCATGTTCATTTGATTCTTTGATACTATCAATTGCATCGATCTTATCATCAATCATATCACGACTAATATCTGTCCATTTACGAGTGTTTTTATCGAATTTAGACTTCATGACATTTGGTAAGTTACCTACTTTATTCTCATTATCAGAATAACCCCTTCTATCTTTTTGTAATTCCTTCTTCTCTATATCTTTTGAGAAGTCGTCAAATGTTTTTACTTTCTTACCTGCCATAATTTGTAGTAATTTTATAATCTATATATTAAGATTAGGATTTGATTTTTTCATCTAAAATCCTTGCAATGTTTGATCCTATAAAGAAGTGTATATTTCTTAAAGTATCTGATTCAACAGTTTGAATATCATCCATGAACTTGAATTGGAATTTGTATTTGTCTTGCTCTTCATCAGTCTCTCTATCAACCTTTGATACAGATACATCCATTTTATAGTTGTTATTGACATCAACTTCAAAGTCGAATGTGGTTTTATCACAAGGGGTTGTTTTGAACTTTGGTTCATATTTTACATCAAAGATTGAATAATCAGTAATCTTTTCTCTTCTCATATAATAGTTTAAGAACATAGCGGGTGCCTCGATGAAATCACTTAAAATTTGAAGGTCCTCTCCAAAGTTTCTTGATTCTATTATATCTTCAATTTTCTGTTTCATATCAATAATATTATCAAAGTCTATTCTATGGTAAACACAGTTTATGTCATATAGATATAAGAATGATTCTTCAATTATGTATCTCTTTTCTAAGTCGGATTTGAATATGAACTTAGTATGTATTATAGATGAGTCTTCAACAGATAATCCATGTATTGAAATAACAAGTTTGTAAAAGTCTTCATCCTCAGATAGCTCATATACTGTTTCTACTGATTTAACGACACCTTCTTCCTCTTCAAATACTTCCTTAAAAGCTTGCTCTATTTCCGATATTTTTATTTTCATATTCCAAAATCATCTTTTATATCTTTTGTAACATCACCTAGTGTGTTAAAAGTTTCAGTTCTATTATTCTCAAAGTCACCGAAAACTGTATTGCCATAGTTTTGTCTTTCTACTCTAATTGGTGATTCCTTATAATATACCTTTATAAAGTCAGAAAATCCTTCTGAATAACCACAAGAACCATATTCTATATCTATATAGTCTTTATTCTCATCGTAATTATATCTTAAGCTCGTAGACCAACTTTCGTCACTTTGTTTATCTAACTCTTTACTTATATTATCTAATGTGTATAGAAACTCAAGCAACTCGTCTGTATTTGATTCAAATTGCTTATCATATGCGTATTTCTTTAACTCCATTATTTTACCAATATATCCATTTCTTCTTAGTAGTTTGAAAACCAAATTACCAATTGAGTACTCACCACTCTCACTTTCCAATCCACTCTTTCTAAGGTCTTTTATTTTCTTCCAAACCTTATCGATTTTTTCTTTGAACGACTCATATTTATCCTCATCTACTTGTTCTTCTATATCATCAACCTTATCCATTATGGATGTTGCTTTTTTAGAAATCATCTTTTCGTCTGGTTCGAAGTCCACTTTTTCTGGCTTTTTAATCCACTTGTTCTTCATCAATGAGAATACACCACCCATTCTTCCAGACTTTATACCTTCTTTCAAGTCATCTTCGTTCTGAATTGCCACTTCAACTTCATATCCCTTAATTGTTATGTCATGTCCTGAATTCCACATCTTCTTGGCATAGTCACATAGTTGTTCAACTAGTTCTAGGTTTTCATCAACATCTCTATAATCGATTATGATGTGTAAATCGTAGTCAGAGTATTGTTCTGACCAGTTATAGTTACATAATGATCCACATAGTGCAATATCAATAACATCTGCTTCTATATCAGTTGATTCATAGAAGTCTTGTGCTATTTGTAATAAGTCTGTTCTAACCTCTTCTGATAATTCAAAGTTATCCCATAACTTAGGATTTAAGTTGTCTTTAATATAAAATGACTTTATAGGATCTAAGTCAGATTCCTTGAATTCGTAGAATTTTAACATAGAGTATATATTAAAATGTTAATTTATTTCTTGGTGAAGTATTTCTCTCTTAGCTCTTTTTTAGCTTTTGTGTAATACCAAGCATCAATAGCGTGTTGCTTTTGACCAAAGAAAAAGTTTAATAATTTGCTAAACTTCAAACCAAATTTATTTAACTTACCATCTATTTGTAGTTTACCAACACTTGCTGATACTGACATATTTTTCTCAGTGAATGTTGTATTCTCCTCTGCTGTTAACATATCTTCCAATATTTCACCATTTACATTCCAAGCCAAATCAAGTGAGTATGCAATTTCATAAAACGCATGTCCTATTGCAGCTGAGAATCCATCTATTAGTCTCCACCAAAATTGGAAAAACGCATACCATTTTTTGAAAGTTATTGATAACCATATCGAATAACCTAGTGAGTAAGCAGTACCTATTGTAAGCATTAAACAACTTACTATAATTGCCCATATTAGAGCCCATAAACCTTGAAATAGTTCTTTCATATTATTTATTTTTAAATTTTTTTGATGTTCCCGGAATAACTCTATCAGATGACATTGTTCCGGTGAACTCATAGTCAAAGTAGTCATCTACCTTTATTTTGAATTTTTTATTACCATCTGTTACATAAGCGCACCTAACGGTTGGGTCATAGTTTAGCTCTTTTATGATTAATGGATCACCATCTTTGTCATATATGGTTTCACCAACTAATGTTTCTCTAAGAACCATTTCGAATATATTTGTCTTATACTTTGCCATAATTTATTAAGTCATATTTTGTAGATGTGTTTTAATCTCTGGCCAGAAATATTATCTATATATTTTTAGTTCAATCTTAAACTTTCTATTATACCATCTTTAATTGCCTGATTTAAATATGGTTTTGTACTATTTGCTATCACATCTCTAAGTGGTTGTGTGTATCCATCTATAAATAGGCTAATCTCACTTTTAACGGATGTTAATAAGTCGAATGAATATAATTGACCTATATTAATTAATACATATGACTTTGCTTTAGATATAATATTAGTTCGTCTATCAATTCCTTCTTGTATTGATTCTTCTAATGTGTAATACTTTACTGTATTTTTTATAAGACCAATACTATTATCACTAAGGTACCATCTAGATGATTGATTTCTATACTGCACTAAACCATTCGAATCTCTTATATATTCTCTGGTTTCATCTAATATTAAATTTGAATATGTGTGACCATCATAGAACTCATAATATTCAACTTTTGTTAATTCCCCAAATATTATTGTTCTTTTTTTGTGAAATCCAAGTATATCATAATCTATAATTGATGGATCTATGTAGGATCCTATCTTAAATTTCTTTTCAGTTATTTCCTCTCCATAATTATACCCATTACTTATATAAAAAGCTTGATACTTATAAAGTGGTAAATTTGGATTATTAATATCACAAACAAGTACTAAATCGTCTTCATTGTAGGAACCACCTTCAAAAACAATTAAGTTTGGATTACTCATCATTTGTTGATTTTTAGTTAAATTTATCATAATTAGCTAATTATAATTGTTATTGATTCACCTCCAGCGGATGTGAAATCATAGTTAGGTCCATCAAGTGAATATGATATTATACTACCATTTACTGTCTGTGGAGTTTCTAATATAAATTCAGTTGTATCACCTGAAGCTGTTCCTCCGAAAATTATATCATCTATCATTGTTGAGTCAATAAAGCTTTTATTCTTACCCCACCAGGTAAAGATGATGCTGTATATCTAATGTAGTTTCCAACTGTGTCTTCTGTATCTAACCAAGCATTCCAAGAAGAACCATTATCAGAAGAATATTCCCATGTTCCGAAGGATGATGATGTTACATTGTCGTCTAGTATTAAAGATCCGGTTGTTGCGTTATATAGTCTAATTCTCATATTAGGAATGTTTGATCCCCATAATATTGATTGTCTCCATGCAAATATGTTTGATGTAATACTTGAATTAGCTACTGATGGTTGATAATGACCATCAGTTGATTGATCCTCATATATTAGACTCAATCCCATTATCCTGGATGGTATACAAGTTGTTCCAATCACCTTAAATGATATAGCAAACTGTATTTCAGTTCCATTTACGCCAGATAAATCACCACTATCATCTAATAGATTCCAAGATCCTGAATTATCAGATATACCAGATGTTCTATAATAGACTCTATATGGTTCCGTCGCTAGTGAAAATGTATCTGTTCCTAATCTCTCAATATCATTTATATAAATATTATATAATTTACTAGAGTCTGATATATCAAATTTAGGAGTAATTAATAACTCATTATTATTGATCGCGAAAGTCCAATGTGATCCAATTGGAAGTGTATATAGTTGGTTAATTGCTGCTGTTGTACCGACTCTAGCTAAATATAGAATTCCATTTTCTGACCAAACAGAGAATGGTGATGCCAAAATGGCTGGATGTGGAACTCCTCCCGAATCTGAAGTTGATTGGTCTTGTTGTTTATCATCAACTAGAAAAATATGATCGAATGGATCAGATGATGTATTATATTTTGTTACATAACTTCTAACACCTGCAGCACCTGATGTTGTTATTACCAGTCTATCTATACCTGTTGATATCTCACAAGAGGTCATCGCACCAGAGGCCAAGTATGTTGTTGTACCACCTGGTGGTATTTCAACCATAGTATCTGATTGCCAAGTTGTTGAGCCATTTGTTATTGATGATATGTCAGATCTATATATACGAGTAGTTGTTGCAAAATATAGAGATTCTATACCATTTCCTGGACCATGGCTTAGTGTACCCACTCTACCATTATTTGCTTGTGATAAAGTACCGGTAACCGTTTGGTTTCCTGTTTTTATAATATTAGTCGTTGTATCTTTTCCGGCTGTTAATGTGAGAGCCGCTCTAAAATTATAAACAAAAACTGCTGCCCCTGTCACGTTTAATACATATACTCTTTGGTCTGTCCAAGATGTTCTTGTACCTAATGCTGATCCAGCAGCTGTAGTGTTAGTGACGGTTGCTGCATCTGCCAACCAATATACCGCTCTTATATTATCTACTGTTGTAGCAGCAGGTATTGTTGTACCACCAGGAGTAAATATTTCTGGTCTTATACCTTTAGATACGAATAATCCACCATTTGTCACAGTAGCGTTTGTTGTTGATGTTATTATCATAATATCTTCGATGACATACGGTGTACCTGATGAAATTGTCCCAGCAGAAGATGATAGGGTTATTGATGTGTCACCCCCAATAGATGATATTTCATACCAAGTTGATATTTGTGTTGGATCTGTTGATCCAAATCCAATTCTACTGCCAACAGACATTCTATCAGATGACCAATTTGTTGAACTACCTGTAACTGATGTTCCAGAAACTCCAACTGTTCCAGATGTATATAGTTCTCTACTCACTCTAAATCCTCTTATAGTATGTAAAGTAGCTGTTGGATATGTTAGTGTTACGAAACCTTTCCAGTTAAATGTAGAATTTGTTTTATTATACTCATATAATATAATTCTTCTAGTTGCAGCTGCTGTTGCGTTATCTGCTAAAAAAACCCAATCAATAGTATCAGAAAAAGTAACAACATGAGGATAAATTCCCGGTATGGCGGTTGATTGCTCCATTGGTCTGGTCATTCCTATCTTAGCAGGTCCAGCATATTTATCCTGTGATAATGCACCAGTATATTGTTTAATAAGCGTACCTAAATTCGTCTTAGTCTGATCATATGACGATATAGGGGTTGTTGCACCAGTAAATTTGAAGTTTATAGCCTTTGTTGCCATTATGTTTTATTTATTTTTAATGTTAGTGTAACTTGAGTTACTATACTTGATGACTCCACATTAAAGGCAATTATATCACCTTCTGTTATTGTAGTGGACCATGCAGTTAATGTGTTATTGTTGTTTTTTATCTGAGATGATAAAGTTGGTTTGTCGATACCACATATCGAATCTGATAAAGTTGGTGGATAATTGGCGTATGTATCTTTCCAAACGTCAATTACAATACTTCCAGTTGCTGTAGACAATAATTCCCATCCAGTTATAACCCCTGAGTATGGTACAGTTACATACGACTTAACTCCAGTTGTTATTGGAATAATTCCATTTCCTATACCAATACCTATTTGTCCTTTATTAGCAGCTGAGCTTTCACCATTGTTGATGCACATCCAATATACATTACCAGTTATTGCGGGATTCGAATTTGAATTTATTCTGAATCCATTCTCCGTTTGGTTATCAATGGTCCAAGATCTAGATGAGTTGCCTATTACTGCGGTTGAGTAGCTAGATCCACTAAATGGTGTACTAAATGTGACTGTGTATAGTTTAGGATCACCACTAAATGATGCTCCTGATATAAATCCAGCTTTTGTTCCTTGATTTATTAATTTATTGTCAATGTATGATATTATTTTATCCGCTGTCCAAATGTCACTTGATGCTGTCCCAAAATCATTAAATAAATATCCTGATGAATTTATCGAGTTTGTACCAAATATTAATATCTCACTTTGAGTGAATGATGAATTATTTGTTCCACCATTCTCAATTGAAACAAGACCATCTATTTGTTTAGCATTAATTTTACCATTTGCCATAACTTATATATTAAAATATAAGTCTACGATTTTAATATATAAGTTATGAAATTGAAAAAATATAATGAATTTATAATTGAGTCAAACTCTAATGGTTTTAATTCATTGGGTGAATGGGTTGAGTCATTAATAGATGATGATTATGTTAAAAACATCATATCGAGATATACTAAGGATATAGATCCAGATATTGAACTTTCAAATGCTATAAACATCTTAGACGAGAGAACCAAGTCTGAGATAAAATCACAGATAGATAATTATCTAGAAAATGGTATCGAAGAAAAAGATCCCACTATCGTAGCATCAACCGATATAGAAGAATTAACCGAGGCAGAAATCACTATGGCTGGTAAAGGAATATTTAGTTCATTCCTTTGATGGACTTATAACAACACCTATATGTGACTCAAAGTAACAACCATTGGCTATCTCTTTCCCAGTTGAAATAACTGGCGCACCAGGATGCCAAGGTACGGTTTCTATCTTCTTTCTAACAACCTTATATCCATGTAGATCCAACTCAAATGCTATCCTCTCACACTCAATATATGCTGATTTGTTATCACCGAAGTGTTTTGATGATGTCATTATATCTTTCAGAACTGACCCACCATTTATCTCTAAATCAAGTATAATTGGTTTAACTACTACCTTTTATAGTTACTTCCTCTTTTATAAATTTTGAAAAATCTTTCATTTCCTGTTCCTAACCTCACCAGTCCAAGTAGATGCTGCTCCACTTGATATGGATATATATTTTATCACACCATCAAATGGTAGGACAAAGGGGGTTGTATTGAATGGTAATCCATCTCCACTTCTTAGATAGATGTTAGATACATTGTTGCTTGCTCTGGCCCCAGTTAATGTGGCTGATGATATGTAGTCTATTGTCTTAGATGCGCTCCATACATCACTTGAACTCGTTCCAGAGTCATTGAAGACTTTTCCGGATGATATAACGGAACTTGTTGTTGAATTAACTATTAATATTTGAGAAGCTGTAAATGATACATTCCCTAATCCACCTCTATTCAGAGGTAGTGATCCTGTCCAACCTACTGTGAAAGAGTGTGTCGTACCAGATGTAGCTATTGTTAGAGTTACATTTGAGTCGTTATTAGATGTAATGTATTGATCAGAAAAGGTTAACCCATTTATGGTCTTTACCACCGTGTTGTCAACTATTTGTTTACCATTAATCCTACCGTTAGACATTTAAAAATTTATTCTTTTGCTATTTTATATATATTAAAAATGTTGCGGTAAAAGAACATTTAATATATAAATTGGGTAAAAAACAAAAACCAAATGGATTTATATAATAACGAGATGAGTAAATTAGTCACATTAAACGGAATTGATGATCAAAAACTACTTGATGAGATCATTGATAATGAAATAATTGTTATCGAAGATATACAAGGTAGCAAGATATGGGTAAATTGGGATGGTGAATCATTCACTATAAAACCAAAATCTATAAGTAATAATGCTATAAATCTTATAGATTTAGCAATGCAGAATTATTACAACCCAGCAACAAACTATTTCAATTCACTTGATAGTAGAGTTAGGGGACTTTTAAATAAAAAATGGTGGTTCTGTTTTGAATATTTTCCAGATGAGCAACCAGCAAATATTGAATATCAAAAGTTACCAAAGAATAATTTAGTATTAACTTCAATATGCAAGAATGGTAAATATGACTACTCAATAGAGGAATTAGACGAGTATGCTAGATTGTTTGATGTTGATGTGATTCCTATTGTTTTTCAAGGAAAACTTTCACAAAGAATGATAGAAGCTATTAAATACTTCATTAATACCAGTGAGGATGATTTAGAGTATGTTTTTGGTGAGAAGTCATTTGCTTTCTTCTTCTATAAAATACTAAATCCAGCATCTGGTAATTCATTCCTAATGGATGGTGAGAATTTCCAAAACAATTTAGAGAAGCTTATAATCAGAGTAAAAGATAGAGATATTTCATTTGAAATATTAAATCCTCTTTATAAGAGAGTTTCTGATACCAATAATACAGAATTTGTTGAGATATACACTCTAATACTTGTTAACTTTTTAAACTTCTGTCAATCTGTTGATCTTAAAGATATTAAACTTAAAGGTGAAAAGAAAGATGAAGTTTATATTTACTTAATGTGTAAGTTATATAACATATACTTATCAGAAGTAAAGGATGATTTAGTTAATTTTGATTTTGTTATCCCTGAATTCTTTGATAAGGATAAATTCAAAATTAACAGAGAATTGATTTCCAATAAACTAACTAAGGAGTATATAAGTGAAAATGATAAATTAGAATACATTTTTAAAGTTATTTTAGGTTCTTTCTCGAAGAAAAGAAAGAAACCAATAGGTGTATTTACTGATAATACTGTTAATCTATTTAATGCTTTTGTTGATGATATTAGTAATTATATCGATGAATATCTTAATAAGATTCGTGAGGTTGAATTAACAAGAGCTGGTCTATTAGACTTTGGAGATTTCTTTGAAATAAAGTATGACCAAGACGCTGAGGGTGAGGTATATCCTGATGTTTATTCTGAATTCGAGAAACAACCAGATGAGTCGAAGAAAAAAGGTAAAGGTGGTAAAGGCGCTCTTCCTAAAATGCCTAAGTAATATGAAAGAAATTAATATGAGTATTAAGAGTGTTAAAGTAGAGGCTACCACAAGACATGTTAGAGCTCAGTGGACCGCACAAATGGCTAGTGATATAGCATCATTGACATCAATTGATTTCGAGGCGGAGCTTAGAGCAATACTTAGACAGCAGAATAGAACAGAGAAGTTATCTAAAATTTTAAATTCAGTTAAACATTATAATAGTTTTTAGTTATAAATTTCCATGAATGTAGTTGTTAATTGGAATGATGTTAATCGAACATCGATTCGTGAGAAGTTAAGTTATAAGAAAAACAGTCTTCAATTCTTACCACAGTGTATAGAGAATATATCAGACAATGATTTCTTTACCTTTAAGGGTAAGAAACTAAAAGTCGCATACGTTGTTGATATAGTTCACAATTTAATATTAAAATATTATTTCAAAAAGGATAATCAATTTAGCTTATCAGCAGTTGTGTTGAAAGATAAGTATGGATATCTTTATAATTATTATATTGACTATCTGGTTAGTAGAAATATCATTATGATGTTGGTTAACTATAAATCAGGTACTAGATCACGAATCTATGCATTGAATGAGTCTGTACTTAGAGGTAAGATTAAACGATATAGAAATTCTGATAAAGTATTACTTAAAAAGTATAAAAATAAGGTATCTCAGGTAGAAGAGGGTGGAATAGAGAACTCATTAATTGATTCTGATGTTAAATCTAAATTAGTAGATGACTTATTTCATATCGAAATTGAATTTGATAGGTCTATATTCTATCTTGACTCACTTAAGAACGAAGATACTGATATTTATAATCGAAATAAGTATAGTGTCGAGTGTATCAATGATAAACACATATTTTATCACTTTGATAATTATGGTAGAATGCACACTAATTTTACAATACTTAAATCTTTCATAAGAAAGAACTGTCTTTTGATAGATGGTAAACAAACTTGTGAGATTGATATTAAGAACAGCCAACCATTGTTCTTATCTAAACTAATTGAAGATAGTCATACTAAGTGGGTGAATGATGATGAGTTACAGTTATTTAAGTTCTTAACCACAACTGGTAAATATTACCAATATATAATGACTGAATTGGGTATAACAAACAAGGGAGATGCCAAAGAACTGACATATAAGGTTTTATTTGGTAGGAACGCGAAGAATAGTAAGCCTGATGCTTTATTTTCGAGTATTTTCCCAACTATACATAATTTTATAAAGCTTTATAAGAAAGAAATGGGTGACTATAAAATTTTAGCATATGAGTTACAGAAGGCAGAATCAAATTTAATTTTCAATAAAATCATTAGACAAATAATGACACTTTATCCAGAGATAAAGATGGTGACGGTACATGATAGTATTATTGTCCCGATGGAGGATAAAGATAGAGTTTCAGCTATTTTTAATTCTAAACTATATGAAGAATTTGGAATAATATAATTATATATACCATGATGAAAACTTTTTATTTAAAACAAAAATCTAATAAAAATGAGATAATCACCAGAATTGAAGCAGTTTCAATTGATCAGGCAATTAAGTTCTTTTCGAGAATCAAAAATCTTGCAAAGGATGACCTATTAAAGATATTTATTGTAACTGATCAGTTATGATAAATTAATATATACTTAATGATAGGTTTGGATCAAGCTACATCTTCTTATGTGATTATAACGTCTGATAAAATAGACGATATTGAGACTGTTTTATACGGCAGAGACTATTCTATTATCCCAATCAAAGAATTTTATAACGGTGATTATAAGAACTCAATCATATCATATGGTAGAGTTGATAATGATAATTTAAGAAGAGATGTCCTTTTCTTACTTGATAAGTTTAACTTCAACTCAGCAATCATAAAATATCATGGAGAAAGTGTTATTAAGAGAATTAATAGAGATGGTTCTGAAGTTCCTCTTGATTTAGTTATGTATAATACTGATTTCAACAAACCTTCTTATTTATACAATGGATATTCATTCTCTTTTAATGAGAAAAAGAGATACTACTTTCCTTCTAAGAAAGAAGATATTAAAAAGGGTATGATTGTTGAGTTTTTTACAAATAATAAATGGGTTGAAAAACAAGTTTCCAACCCAGAATTAGAATATGAGAAGATGTATAAGCTACTTATTAAGTATAATAAGTTAAGAATTGCTATATAATTTCAAAATTAACAATATTCTTATTGAATGAGAATTTAACAGGCTTCATGTAGAAGTCTTTCCTATTATTGAATACCATCAGACCTCCTTTATCTTTACCATTTTCAGCTCTTCCAACAATTACCTTATTTGGTTTTATTAGTGGTGACTCTATTACAGCCATTCCTTGAATACTACCAATAATAGATGGGTCTTTTGGATTTGTTGGAGTTGTTACAAAACTAGCTACTTTGAAATATTTTGATGATCCTTTACCAACTATAACAAATGTTGCTGGTCCAATCCTTCCATATGTTGCAATATAACCACTAGCTGACATTATTCTAGTGATGATCTTTCTCGCATTTGATTGCAGATTATCATAATCACTATTATTTGGATCATTTGTTATTGTAACATTTGATATTTGTGGTGGTAGCGAGCTGTGATTTTTCAGAGAATCTAAAAAATTAATAACACTATTCCAAATACCCTGATATGATGAGAATTGTTTCTTATTAAATGATGACAGTGATGTTGTGAAAACTCTTGGAGCTATTATTCCTACACTACTCCCACCAAATCCAATCATTGATGATGGTTCTTCAATATTGACTCTTTTTGATAATTCCTCTTCTTTGTTATCGAGAATGGCATCAAGAGTTATTTCTCTATTTTTGATTTCTCTCATTAATTCTTCATCAGAGGAATCAATCACATCTATATAATGAAGAGAAGATGAATCACTTATTGAATCATCTTCATTATAGTTGCATATTAATTCTAAATCTTCCCTACTTATCATATTTGTTGACCATTCCTATTTTTTGGGAACTCATTGCTATATGACGACTAAGTTCATCATTTGTCATTTTAGCTGAATTGTTTAATATTTGAAGGTTTCTTTGATACCATTTCATATCTGGTTGTTCTTTTGCATGATATAAGTGATAACATCTTGCTCTCAATTCTGTCCATTTTAGGAATTTGTGAACTTTTATTGTTTGAAAGTCATCTTCACCACCCCATCCGATGAAATCTTCATTCCATCCGCCTATTTTCATAATAGACTCTTTTCGGAACATTGCTATTCCACCAGAGATGTTAATTTTTTGATTGTCAGTTTCTCCTCTTCCAGGTCTTGATATTTGTAATATTTGATTGAAATCCATATTACTTTCTTGTTGTTCTAAATCAACAACTGTGTGATATGGACTAACCATTTCATATTCTTGTAATGCCTTAAGACCATTGATGAAATCATTTGGATTCATTATTAAATCTGAGTCTCCAAAAACAATAAGGGGAGCTGTTGAGTATTTAATTGCTATATTGAATGCCCATGATCTGTTATATGGCATATCTGATTTCACGAAAATGTGTTTTGCTCTTAAATTAAGGTTTTCAATTTTTGAGTGTGTGTCTTGTTCAATTAGTAGTACTTCCACACCGTTGAATCCATTTATCCATTCGAGTACTCTTTTAAGATTCTGTAATCTATCCATCCTATGTCTATATCCTATTACATAGGTAAATGCGTATGCTTGATTCATTAAATAATATAGTTTTTTATTTATAAAAAAAATCATTTGAAAGTTGTGGAATTTGGCAAAATGATTATATTTGTATATATACAATATGAAGAAAATAGGTAGAATTGAAAAAGTAAGTTTCCCCGATTTGAGTATCGATTCAATTGATGCTAAGGTAGATACTGGTGCTTATGGCACCGCTCTTCATGTTAATGGTATACGAACAAGGAATGGGAAACTTTCCTTTTGGGTAGATGATCCATCTTGTAGATTATACTTTGATAAGTATAAGGTTATTAACGTAAAAAGCTCTTTTGGTAAAACACAAAAGAGATATTCAATAATGACAAGAATTAAGGTTGGTGATTCCACATATAAGATATATGTATCTCTAACTAATAGAAAGGATATGAAATATCCCGTTTTGATTGGTAGAAGGTTTCTATATAAGTTCCACTATATAGTAGATGTAAGAAAAAAACATATTAATGATAGAGCTAAAAAAGTGTAATTTCATCACTGGTGACCCAAGGTCGGTTTCGTTCGGGGTTCATAGTGTTTTATCCTTCTTAGAATTAGAAGGTCGAAATATAATGCTTTTATGTAAACCCAAGACAATTGATACTTCAAGTAGCTTAAAGTACATCTGGAATGTTAAGAAGGAGTTCACTGATTTCTTTTCATTTAAGAAACTACTCAAAGATAATTCTGCATTATTTAGAATTGATTTACTTGTTGTAGACCTATGGAGTCTGAGAAATATACCTATTGAGTATAAGCAGGCTCTTGATGAAACAGGTATACAATATATTATACTATCGAAACAGTATCACTACACATCATCTGAGGACATTGGCGACTTTCATATTCAAAATGAATCTGATGGTACTTTTAACTCAAAATATACAATTACAGATAAGGTTAGTGGTTGGTCTTCATCCCTTGAAGATTTGAAGAAGTCTTATATCAGAGACAAGAGAATAGATGGCATTATAGGAGACGAAGAAATCTAATAAAAATTTCCATATTTCAAAATAAATCCGTATATTTGTATATAATTTAGAACAATTACAATTAATGAGGATTAGACGAAAATTTTTACAACTTACCAAATGGACATATCCATATGGTACAGAACATACTCTCGAAAGCTATCTACCAAAAGGTTTTAGAAAAGACGAGAATGACAATTACTATTTCCAAATTGGAGAGAATCCAACAACCATGTTTGCTTGTCACCTTGACACATCTTGTTCCAAACAGGAGAAGGTAACTCATATGCAAGACAGTCAATATATTGGTACTAATGGTAAGACAATTCTTGGTGCTGATGATAAGGCTGGAATGGTTATTCTTCTTTATATGATAGAGAAGAAAATACCAGGTCTATATTACTTCTTCATTGGTGAAGAGGTTGGATGTATTGGTTCGAATGCGTTATCAATGCAATGGGAAGAATTACAAATGTTCAATGATATTAAAAAGGTAATTTCCTTTGATAGGAGAGGTACTAAGTCTATTATAACTCACCAATTATATGGTCGTTGTTGTTCTGATGAATTTGCTCAAGAATTGGCAAATAGATTGAATTCAACTGATAATGGTTTAGAAATGGAGCTCGATGATACTGGTATGATGACAGACTCCGCTCAATTTGTTGACCTTGTGCCAGAGTGTACGAATATTTCGGTTGGTTATTACAATGAACATACTGTTAATGAAGTTCAAGATATAGAATTCTTACAAAGATTATGTAAGGCAGTTGTTAGTATTGACTGGGAAACCTTACCAGTTGTGAGAGATCCGGATGTAGATGATGAATACGATGATTGGTATGGTTGGGATAAGTCTCCATCTAAATATAACTATGGTAATGTTGCTGAAGAGGATGAGCCTGAGTTCCAAGATGGTTACTATACATATGTTATGTGGGGTAAAGAAACACGTAGAATGTTAGTATCTATGGATAGAATTAGAGAAGAGAGGACTCTTATTTATAATTGGTTGTTCTCAACGGGAATAATACACGATTATAAGGGTATAACTTGGAATGGTCACTCATTATATACACAAAATTCTCAAGATAGACTTGAGTTTATTGGTAATCGAGT